TCGGAACCGATGTAATACCAAAGCCGTGAACTTTAAGTTTAGCTTTGCCCTGCGCATCCATCATGTAGCGGCTCCAGATACGATCGAGCCAAACCATTAGGTCTTGGGAACTGCGCCCTACGCAGCCGCCGATTGTAATGTATTTATAGTTCTGGATATACCACTCAAGGTAGCGCTCGTCCTCACCAAAGTGGAAGCAAGGCAGCGGCTTCACGCCGCGCTGCTCCATAGCTATCTGGTTCTGCCAAGTCAGAAGCGGATCGCCAATCCCGTCCAAGACGGAGGCCAAGTATATCCCATCTTCGCAGCGAATTATATCGACATTATCTTTCAGAAATGTGCAGTATTCATCAAGATCAATAACCGCGCCCAAGGTCCAAGCCGAAAATGCGCCAGAGTCAACAAACACTTTTTCACCCGATGCTTTTAACTCGGGCAGCGTTCTAGCTTTAAGAAGATAATGGTAAGACTCAAGCCGATTGGGAACAGAGTCGGCAATCTCTATTAGATAAGGGTCCGTGAGTTTACCGTACTCACGCTGACCTTTACCAAGGCCGAACCAAAAGGTTGTCGCCATATAAATCTTGAGTGTCACGCCCGCGCCCCTGTTTGCCCCGCCTAGGGGCCTTGTCGTTTGCCCGATGTCAGGGGCGGGCGCGGGCCAGATACCCCTTGCCCGCCCCGCCTGTCAGCGGGCCGCTAACTGTTTGCGACCGCCATAAACTCGGCGCGGGCGTCCCGATCCGAACGCATGACGCCGCGCAGTGCGTTGGTGATGGTATGGTGCCCCTGTTGCTGAATACCGCGAGATTCCATACACATATGGCGGCACTTCAGCATCACGCCGACACCGAGGGGCTTTAGGTGGGTCCAGAGGTCTTCTGCGATGTCGTTGGTGAGTCTTTCTTGGACCTGGAGTCTACGAGCATGACAGTTGACCAGCCGTGAAAGCTTGGAAAGACCCACAATTCTTCCGTCGGGGATATAGGCCACCGTTGCGGTTCCAAATATCGAAGCAAGGTGGTGCTCACAGTGCGAGTAAACTGGCATATCTTTGACGATAACCATTTGGTCATAGTTTTCTCCTCCATCTTCAAACACCTTGAGAATGTCAGCCGCGTTTTCGTCGTAACCGGAAGTCCAGAACTCCCAAGCTTTAGCAACGCGGGACGGCGTATCGCGCAAGCCCTCACGGAGGCCAGTGTGATGCACCTGCGTTTCTAACGTATGCAGCAGCTCTGTAACGAGGTCTTTCCTGCGGTCATTCTGCATCACGGGTATCCTGCATAGGTCGCGCTATTAGCGCCGTGCTCACTTACGGTTACGCTTCGCATACGAACGCGCGGCGTATAAGCTTGTTGCTCAAGCCATCCGTCTGTAATGTCAAAGATCAACCGCGCAAACGCTTCGCACCCTGTATTCTCAACGAACACAACGTTTGCAAGGTTCTTGTCGTTAAGATCAACAAAGGTATCGAGGTCTGGATCATCTTCCGCAACGATCAGTGTATGATCGAAAAGCTGTCCAAACATATCCTTTAAGCTTCTCATCGAACCAAAGTCAACCACCCAATTCTTGTCGTCTAGGGTGTCAGCTTCGAACTCAAGATGGATAGCCAGCGCATAGCCGTGAAGCATTCGGCAATGACTATCGGCTCGCCACTGCCGAAAACAGCACGACAGCCCGAGGTCGTGGCCGAATGTCTTGCTGGAAACATAAGTCAAAGCGCGCACCCCGCATAGTTAGCCGTTCCCGGGAGGTCCATCACGCCTTGGCGCCAAGCGCGCAGAACAAGCGGATCAGGCCGACCTGCTTCTTCAAAGCCCTTAGCCCTTAGAAGCGTTGCATGATCGTGGCCGGTCGGCGGATACTTTCCATCGTAGGAGGTGTGCGTATAGGCCAGCGCCTCCCAGCACCTTGGGTTCGCAAACGCCATGTGAACGCTTTGGGCTTTTGTCAGATACATCAGCGGCGTGATAATGTAGAGATAGGGAAGTGTTTCGTCCTCGCCGGTAAATGTTCCCATGCGACTGGTCTTTTCCAGCGATTCGATAAAGTCCCGCCGACAATCTGGATAACCGCCGCTGTCTTCTTGGCAGACGCCTGTCACCAGATTTGATATTCCAAGACAGTAGGCGCGGTTCGCGGCCACCGTAAGGAACAACTGATTGCGCATCGGGACGAAGGTCTTTTCAAGACCGCCGGGAAGGGACTGGTGATCCGCGTACTGCTCCAGCGGAGCATCGCTAACCAACGGGCTTGTCCCCTCCAAAATGTTACCGAGCTTTATCAGCTTATGCGATGCAACGCCCGCCATTTGACCGACGATGAACGCGGCGTCAATCTCGATCGAATGGCGCTGCCCATAGTCGAACGTGACCGCATGGACCTCGCTGTAGAATTCTTTTGCCCAGAATAGGCACGTTGTCGAGTCTTGCCCGCCGGATAGCACGACTACGCAAGCGTCATTATTTCTCGCCGCCATTGGTTGCCCTCGTTATTCAAGTTCTAGGAGTTTGTGGGTCTGTAGTTGGATCGTGTAGCCGAACTGCATACAGGATTTGGCAACTGCCAGACGGTTAGCGCGGTTCTTAACCTCGTCCTGCTCATCGGCAGGCTGGAGGTATACCGGACGCCGCCAAAACAACGGAGGCCGCGCAAGTCTGGGATGGGCGCTATGTCCGAGCGCCGTCCGGGGAAGCCCGTCATCTTCCTCAAGGTCATCCGCACGGGCGACATACTTAAGCGCGCAAGTCTGCATCAAGGTTTCAGGATTTATCTTGCCGGTCTTCGGGCTGCACACGATGTAAGCGCACCCCGGCATCGGGCTTCCCATAAGATCGCGCTCGTAGATGAAGTCTTGCGGGGGCAGCGTTCCGTTCGTCTCGATCTGGACGGCAAACCCCTCCGAGGTCAACGCCCGCAGAAGCATCCCAACGGGCTGTCGGAACGGCTCGCCGCCAGTCAGCACGACTAGGCCACCGTCCTGTATAAAGGTTCGGGAGATGATCTTGAAGATTTCAACCGGCGTCATTGTCATGCGGATGGAAGTGTATTCCGTATCGCAGAGTGGACAAGTCAGGTTGCAATCCGACAGGCGCACGAAGACGGCGGGTCTGCCGCAGAACGGCCCCTCACCTTGGATTGTGTGGAATATAGAATGGACGACAAGCTGTCTTCCGTCGCCAGAAGCTGGCTTCGCGATAGGTTGTGTATTCAACATTTTGATGCCCTAGTTGTTAAAGAAAAAGCCCACGACGAGAGAAGATTCGCCGTGGGCCTTATCACGCTACTCTATCCGGGAGGATTCAAGCGCGCGATTACGAAGTGGGGATTGCACCCGAAGCGACAGCAACATTGCGGACGCCGTAGAACTTGCGCCACAGTGCGTACTGCGTCTTCAGCGTTGCCGGATTGATCCCCGAGGCAGTCGCCAGATCGGTGCAAGCGTTGTAAGGAGCCGGAGACTGCAACGCGCCCGAAACCGCGTTAAAGATCGCCCACGCCTGCCCGCAGATGCTCGTGGCCACCGGCATCGTGACACCGTTCTGCTTGATCCGGTCAGCGCGCTGAACTTTGTTGGCTTCTTTGGCCGCTTTTTCTGCTTCCCGCAGGGCCTTTGCCGCCGCGCGCTCGTCAGTCTTGGCCTGCTTGTCGAGTTCGGCCACGGCTTTGGCAGCGTCACGCGCTTCCTTTTTCGCTTCGCCTTCAGCCGCTTTCAACGCCTTGTTGGCTTCGACGAGCTGCTTGCGGGCTTCACGGTCCTGAGCGGCAACAGCCGCGCGCTCGGCGGCAGCGGCAGCGGCGACAGCGGCAGCGGCCTGCTTCACCTGAAGATCAGCGGCAGCGGCAGCGGCCTTTTCGCGAAGCATCGCGATAGCTTGCTCGGCCGGGGTAAGGGCAGCAGGGTGCGGCTCGACGGCGGCAGGGGCTTCGACGGGCGCTTCAGGTTCGATGGTTTCGTTGTCCATTTGTTTTACTTTCTGTCTGGCCATAGTTGGCTCCTGGTTTCGGTGGTGTTACCGATAAGGTATCTTATCAGGCCGCGCACGGGATAGCAAGCGGAAAAATGACACCTAGTCAAAAAGGCACCTTTGGGCAATGGGTCGCACAACCGCTAACCAGAACCCTAGCCGGTGGCCGGACATTGCCATGCGCTTCGCATAACTCTGTTGGCTCATTAAAATATTCACAGTTAAGGCAGCTATGATCGAACCGTGCCTCCTCTAAAAGCGCACTGATCCGTTGGTGAAGTTTATTAAGGTCGATCATTTGTAACTCCTAAAAAGGCGGTTCACCTTCAAAGTATCCGCCCGTGTAAGCCGGATAGTCACTAGCCTTCGGCTCGCTTGCATCAGGCTCGGGCGCCTGTAACGGTGGCCCGCCTAACTCCGGGGGCAACTCAAACCTAGTCCCACGAAAGTCGTATCCATCAATCTCGGGATACTTCGTATTAAGCCACACTCGGACAAACATAGGCTTTTCTAAATTAGCCGCTTTATCAACAGCGTCATCAATCTTAATCGGAACCGGCATCGGCCCCCGGTGTGATTTCCACCACGTCGCCGCCCGCCTTTGCGGAAAGGAGTCTTTAAGGTGTTCGAAACAAACCCAAGTGCTAAACCGCCGAACACCGCTGAAGTAATCAACGCGCATCGTATCAAGTTTTCCGCCCTTGCCCGTGTTGTGGCTGCATATCATTCGATGAACGGCAAACACGCCAAACTCTTTTGCGGGCGGCTGTATCGAAAGATCAAGGACTTGACTAGACACAAGCTCTGATTCAGACGCTTGCGGCTTTAACCGCTCGGGCGGCGGAAACTCATACCCGCATTCAGTGCAGGTTTTGATAGAAATGTGCAAGTAAGTATTGCATTGCGGGCACATGCGGACAGGAAGTGATCCCGCCCCGCTTCCACGTCTACGCGGAAGATTAGGATAGTTTATCGGGCCAAGCCGCTCGGTGTTGCCGACGAAATCTAGAACCAAGCAACTTTGCTTGGGGCCTGCAAGGATAGCCTGCTTTCTTCCATCGAGTGTTGATATGTCATACCCCGGCGCGAATACCGGACGGGTGCCCCTGCCCAGCATTTGAACCCAAAGGCCGGGCGACCGCGTTAACCGGAGCATAGTTATCAGGTCGATTTTAGGATTATCGAAGCCTGTTGTTAGAACGTTTTGATTGCTGACGCCGCGTAACTTACCAGACTTAAAATCCTTAAGCACTTCGTCACGATCTTTTCGCTTGCTATGGACCGCTTCAAAAGGAAAGCCTTTGTAACGAAACATATCCGCCACAAGTTCGGCGTCCTCGATCGACTGGCAGAAGGCAAGAATAGACCGCCTGTTTTGCTCGTTAGCAAACGCAATCGTCGTATCGACTGCTCGCTCAAGAATATCTTGGTCTTTCATAGCCTGCGATGCAGCTTTGTTATCAAAGTCGCCCGCCATAATTCCAACGCCGCTGTCGTCTAGCTGAAAACCCGGATGCTTTGGAACAAGCCGCATAAGGTAGCCGTTTTCAATAGCCCACACAAAAGACTCGCCGTGGCCAATGTTAAAGCATTCGACATCAAAGAGTTCACCGTCAGTAAGAAATCCCGAGCTCATTCGAAATGCCGTAGCGGTAAAGCCTATCACAATCAAATTAGGATTTTTTCTTTTTAGATCAGTAATAAAATTTGAATATTGTGCGCTATCGTTATCGCTGATCCGGTGCGCTTCGTCGATAATGAGAAAGTCGATGTGACCAAAAGAAGCGGCGCGCTTGACGACCGAGCCGATCCCGGCGTAGGTTACTTGCGCGCGGGTCTCTCGCTGGCCTAGACCGGCGCTATAGACGCCCGCCGGTGCGCCCGGCCATAGATTTAACAGTGCCCGATAGTTGCCCTCCACGAGTTCCTTAACGTGGGTCACGGCCATAATCCGAACGTGCGGATAAACGCTGAGCATCTGGTATACAAACATACCAATGCTCAAGCTTTTACCGAGCCCGGTTGCCATCACAACGAGCGGATTTTTATCGGGGTGTTCGTGAACGACTTGCCAGAGCGCTTCCGCTCCGGCTACTTGATAGTCGCGAGGATTTAGTGCTGGTGCCATTGTTCGCGACCTACCTGTTAAAAGTCAAACGGAATAATGCTGGAGCCATTGATCGCATCCGACCTGCTGGAAGTCAAACGGAATGTCGCCGTGGTGTAGATTACAGTGGAACGCGCCCAGATCGGTGGCCACCGAGTATTGGCAGGTCCGACAGTTCTTCTTTGGCGCTTCGCCGTAGTGACAGATTTCCCGAAAGTCGCAAAACTTACATTCAAACCACGACGGGTCTTCCGTAATCCGAGCCGGGGCACTTTGGGCGCGAATGATACTGCGCGCTAAATCTATATACTGATCCGCGACTTCTGGTTTAAGATGCAGTATTTCGTAGTAAATATCATCGTCATTCTTGTTTGTCGAAACAAAAAGACACCAGTTCATGTTCAGCTTGCGCATGTATATCTGCGACTGAATCCAATAAACAGGCTTTGACGACATGACGCCTTTGTTTGTAACGTCTTTGAACGACTTATCGTTCATCGTCTTAAACTCGACTGTGCCCCAACCTTCGGGCAGGTTTGGACCACGAATCAGACCGTCGCACTCGCCGCTAAAGAACGACGTTTGTTCGTCAACAAAACCCCACTGTTTCGGGCTGACACCCTGTTCTTTAGCGAGCGCAGTATGGCGCGCATCACCGCTAACATCTTCGTAATAGGGCGGGTTCTTGTGCTCCCAGTCAGTTAGAAGGTAGCGCTCGCCGCCTTCCGGTCCGTCGTAGTACCAAAGTCTCTGGCTATGGTCACGGACTTCGTAACCTGCCGCCCGGAGCCAGCGCAACAGCCGCGCTTCTTCTTCGTGCCCGCGATTAAACAATCGGAGCAGCCGCCCGGTGTGTTGGCCTTGATAGAACCAACGGAATGCGTACCACGATTGACGCGGGCAACGGTGGCCAATTTGGCTCGCGCCGAGGTGCCCGCGCTTCTTATCAGCATCTCGCGTGCTTAAAACTCCTTGCGAAGCTTTTTCGACCGCCAGCCTTATATTCTCTACCGCAGTTCTAGACATTTGATCCCCTTTCTTGAAAAAGACATGCCCCTCCGGGCGTGACGGTCGCACCAATCGTTAATCCACGAAGTCGCGTCTGCGGCCTCCGTGTGTGCGCGAACATGATGGGCGCGCAAGCTTACGTCGAGGCACTTTGCGTGAGTAAGCGCCACATGCCAAATCTCGAGCATCTTAAAGCTTAGATCGCCCTTTGTTATGGCGCTGATAACCGCCATGCAGTCAGACCTGACTAGAACCTCTGTCGCACCTTTCTCCTTGGCAAGCCATATTCCATTTATAGCGGCAAACATCTCACAAGTTGTGCTTGTGAGTTTGGCCGTGGTGTTATGAATTGAACCATAGCCCCTTATAGGCTTTGGATTACCGTCAATTCGAACATGAGCCGCCCATCCCCCAAAAACTTTTTGATTTGGGGGACGGCCTTCTTCATATACCGAAGCGTCGGAAATTACCGTCGCTCTGATTGGCATTACCGCGAACCGATTCTTCGCACAGCCGTGTCAGCCGAAGCTTGACGGTGCAGACTGATCGACGAAGCGCGACTCATCGCGTTATCATCGACTCGCACTTTCTTACCAGCGGTTTTTTTCGTCCCGCCGGTAGCCGCAAACGCTTCGTCTATGGCGAATTGGATCAGATCGACCGGAACGAGAGCGTTAACCCCGCGCTGTTCGGGAGCTGCCGCAGCCCTGTCCCTATTCAACCGCATCAGCCGAAGGCTCAGCGCGTCGGCAACTGCTTTATAACCTTGCGACGGGTGCTTATATTCGCCGTTACGATTGGCCTCGGCAGCCTGCTTCATAACTTGCCGCAAAACATACGGCCACATGAGTTGATAGGTTACGCGGGCCGATTCGCGCCCGGCAAGCGAATGATAGATATTTTGGGTCTTGCCGAACATATCCTTGCTGCGAAGAACAATCAACCGGCATCCGAAATACTTTGCAAGCTGCGTTCCCAGCGTTTGGCGCCACTCGGTCGTTTTTGTGGATTCAAAGAAATACATATCCACGCCGACCGGATTATCGCTATCCAGCCGCCCGAGTTCCAGCAGCGACAGACCGTGCGCTTCCATCATCCTCAGCGCCTTCTCCATAAAGACCGAAGCCTCTTCCGGGTGCGCGGTGCTGTCTGCTTTCGCAATGATCTTGCGGATCGTTTCAGCTATCGACATTTGTTTATTCCTTGGTTACAGGGCGACACAGTGCCGCGCCTCTAGACACTATACCACGCGCCAGCGCGGAAGCCAAGCGATTTTTAAGAAGCGACGGCCTCCGGTTGGAAGCCGTCGCGGTTGTCATAGCTTAGGCCGGCGCCACCGGAGGCCAGCCCGGTGGCACCCACGGCTGAGGCGCTACACCGGCAGGCGCGGCGAACGGCGGCGCGGCAGGGGCCGGGGCCGCAACCGCAACAGGGGCCGCTACAGGGGCCGCTACAGGCGCGGCAAAGGGCGGCGCCACCGGGGCCGCTACAGGCGCAGCAACGGGCGGGGCGAAGGGCGCGGCAACGGGAGGCGCGAACTGCTGCACCGGAGGTTGCGCCGGAGGTTGTGGCGCAGCGCTAGGGGCGAGCGACTGCCCCTTGCCAGGAAGATTGCCCTGCGAGTCGAGGTAGCCACGAATTTCGTTGCCGAACTTGGTAGGATCGTCCGACCGCGGAGTTTTTTCGACGCGAACGCGAAACGGGCGCCCGTGAAGTTGTTGCGTGTCCTGCCAGTTCAAAATACCGCAGACATGCGAGATCGCGGACAGTTCCCTGAAAGCGATATCGACTGCTTGAGCACTTTGGTTTACGACGTTCAGACGCACCGAAAGCCTGCGCCCGTTCATACCTTCTTCAAGGCACGCCAAGGTGAAGACAATCATCTGGCCATTGCCGGACTTCGTTGGTTTCAGTTCTGACGCGACAATCTGAAACGGGTACTCGCCCGTTTCAAATACATCTGCGGCGCCACTGGAAGGCTCGTATTGAGCCGCGTTAAAGTTTAGTTGAACCATATCTGGTCTCCTGGGTTATGCGGCAGGCGGCGCAGCCGCCATGATCTTGTTAATGATATTCGCAAAGTCAGGGAATTCGATTTCGTCGAGCGCCCCGCTCCTGTCTTTGGCCTCCGCGTTAAACGCCGCGTGTGTGCGAAGGTAGTGATAGACCTTGCCTTGAGGGTCTTTATCAGTCGAAGCGTGCATCACCAGATCAAAAAGATATGGAAGTGCTGAACCGACCTGTTGCCCCGGCGCTGTCGGTTGCGCCCGCGAGATTCCGGTAACGGTATCGGTGACTATAGTTTGTTTCGCCGTGACGAGCACGTTGAAACCCGGCAGATCGCGGAAGGCTTTCACCAGCTCAATGCTTAGCGTTGCCATTTCGCCGTAAGCCGCCCGCGGGTCTTTTGTCTTCTTCTTCTCATTAGCAAGGACTGTTTCCACAATCTCGCTAATAGAGTCGAGGCAGATCGTATGGAACCCGCTTTTGGCGGCATCCGTTTTGCACCAGTTCAAGGCGTCCCAGACATCTTGAATTGTCTTGACTTCCAGGACGGGTATCTTCTTCGCGCGCAGGGACAGGAGCCCGGCTTCCGCGCTGATGATAAGTGGCGATGGTGCAGTTCCGCAAAGGCTGGTCTTTCCAGTCCCAGCGGCGCCAAAAACCAGTGCCTTTATTCCGTGAGTAGCACCGGCTTTGTCAGTTGTATTCCAGTTAAGTGCCATAGTCGCCTTCCAGTTGGCGGGGTGCAATGCACAGCCGCTCTTTTAAGGTCAGAGGTGCATTGCACAGACCGACCACGCCCCCATTAACCTCGTTAATGGTTTGCTTCCTAAGACGTGATCGCTGGAAGGCCCGATCACGCCCGCAGCTTTCGCCGCCTAGGAAAAGTTAATCGGTCGTATCGTCCCCGTCATCTTCGCCGTCATCTTCGCCATCGTCGTAGGGTTCGTCCTCGTCGCCATCGTCGTCAACGTTATCGGAACCGTGTTCGTCAGCGTCGTCTTCGTCCGGAGCATCCTCGTCCGGCTCGTCGCCGTCCGGTTCGTCTTCGAAGTTAAGCTCGTCCACACCTTCCGATCCGCCCGCAAAAGCGGCGTCGGAAAGCGACCGAAGATTCACGTACTGTTGAAGTTGTTCAGCCAGCATAAAAACACTCCTTAACTTACCGGCGGAACCCGCGCCGGCTCGGGATTAGTCCAGTTATGCGCGAGCACTTTATAGGCACCATCCGGCTGAATGATAGCCAGCCAGTTGTCTTCAAACAACACGAGGGCCACGCCGCGCAGCATGGCGAAGCTGACTGGTTCCAGCGGCAAGTTTCCTGGATAGCGAAGCCGCCAATCCTTTGTACCGTTGCCGGTCAGCGTAAATCTCGACAACGTAACATCGAACTTATAGTTCGCAGGAAGCTGCTCATAAGCGGGACGCGGATCATCCTCACTGAAGAGCGTCGGGAGCAACCCAGCTCTTTCCATGTCGCTAAAAGGGATCATTCCTTGGTTCCTTGATTATCGGGCTTGCCTGCCCGGCCTCGGGTTAGACTAGCAGGCTTGCGCCCGCTAGTCAAGTGAAATTAATCCAGCACGACAGAAGGCGTGTCGGGCTTAGAAGTAATCATAACAGAGACAGCCGCCTTGCCTTCGACACTGACCTTGTTCCAGTCAACCTTGGACAGTTCGAATTTTGTCCGGAGCAGATCATCAAACGGCACCTCGCGATGATTCAGCAGCCGGTATGCTTCCCGCGCGACGGGGATCATTATCGTGTCGATTTCGCGCTTTATGCCGTTCTGGACCTTCAGCTTGCGGCCATCCAGCATCGGATAATTGTTCATACCTTCTTTGAACAAATCGCCCATCGCCGCCGCAATCTGCCGATGGATTGCCCGCCGCATTTCCATTTCTTTTTCGACCAGCGGTTTCATCTGCCTCTTAAAGACTTCGATCTGCGCGACCAGCGTATCCCACTTAGCCACGTACTCTTCAAAGGTTTCGGCCATCACAGTTTCCTTAATGTAAGTTGGAGGTTCAGAATATCGCACAGGACTTGGAACGTAACCCAGCGCGGCCAGGAGGTCCGTTCGTTGACGATCGACCGAAGGCAGCTTACGGAAAGGCCCGTGCGAATGGACAGCATCTTAAGCGACCCGAAGTCTTGGATAGCGTAAGACAAAATTTGCATGATTTCTTGGCGCGACTGTTGCTCGGGGGCGTGCCGCAGTTTGACTACGTTCTGCATCAGTCGCCTCCCAGAAGTTGCTGCATCAGTCCGACAAAGTCTTCGATGTCCATATTTTTGAACTCTATGGTCCCATTGTCAAGAAAGACGCCGACACACAAGGTCGGCTCGGCGGGCTCGGCGGGAACGTCTTTATCATCAGGATCAGTCATTGCATCCTCATCGTTGTTACATAGGGTTGCCCGGTGTTCGGGTGATTGATAAGAGGGCGGTCGTGATGAGTCCCCCATACGTCATCGACAGACGCGGGACGAATAGCTCCCGCCTCCAACAGCGACTTAAACTTCGCTGGTTCGATGTCTTGCCGTTCTTTTATCTTCGCCACGGTTGTCTCCTACCTTGCCACCCAGCCTAGCCGGTATCCCGGCTGAAGTCAAGTTAATCTATTGAACGCTGCCCCTCAACAAAGGCGTAGGCGAACAGCAGGGCATCGCGCAGAGCCGCGCCCGCCAAGCCGGTGGCCACCGTTACCTCGGCCAGTGAATGCCGGTGTTTGAAGTGTAGGGCACCGGCCCGAAGCGCGAGCGGGTAGTCGTCCAGACAGGACGGAGATTTACCGCCCCATTCGACGTAAGCGGCGCTAGGGGCCGGGGCCGGGGCCGGAGCGTCGGGCAGATCAGCAACCGAGCGCGTAAAGGACGGTTGCGCGGCAAGCGGCCGAGCGTCGGGCAGGGCGGCAGGGATAACGACAGGCGGCGCGATATAACCGGCAGGCGGCGGGCGAAGTTCGGCCGGTAGATCAGGCGGAAGGTTAACCGGGGTATAGAGCAGCAGCGTTACCTGATCGGCGGTTAGCGGACGTTCTGCTTCGCGCGCCCGCTCAAAGACCCGGTTAATAACCGAATCTTCTTTGGTCAAAAGGACATAGCAGTTTGACAGCCCGACCTTATCCCAATCTTCATTAGAAAAACTGCCGAGGCGCTCGATCATCGTCCGGTATCGGTGAGCCGTTTTTTGTGGCAGCCTTTCAGTCAAATTGCCTGAAAGCCACAGACCGAACTTGATATTTGGGTTCTCGCCCGGTATACTTTTGTTCAGGACAGGATCATCGCAGATGGTTCGCGCCTGTAACAACCGCGCCCCAACGTAACGAATGTATTCAAGCTTTGTCTTGTCCATCAGGATAGTTGCGCGCAAGATTTCGTCCTGCAATTCGGTTAGATATGCAGGACCATCTTCAACTAGATCATTTGTCATGTGTCATCTCCTTCAAAGCTGCTAGGGCTTCTCCCCTAGTTCGAAAACTTGTGTCACTTGCACGAACGCGAACTGCGGCAGATACGCCGGGAACGTAGCCGTGAATATACCAACGCTTAGAGATAAGCCCGCGCTGGACAAACAAAGGGCCTTTGACATTAGGATATAATTGCATTACATATCCATTCTTGTTTGGACGTTCATACCGGGGTTGTTCACGGCAGCGTCAGCGGATATGTGCCAATTACGATGCAGGACGGAGATATAGTTAGACTCCGGTTCGCGCTGCCCGATAAAGACAGCAAGGTAGCCTCCGTTATCGCGATGGACTTCGACTCGGCAGGGGATGGCGCGGTCGGCATCAGTTAGCATGGCTTCGCCCCGCTCTTTTTCTTCTCTCCCGTTCTAGGCAGACCCACTTTGTCCAGAAGGTTCTTTCTTGCGGCATGGTGTACCGCTTGCCGGGTCACGCCGAAATGCCTACCGGCTTCGGAGTACGAAGCAAACCGCATACCACGAATTGTAACGGGGATTGACACCTTGGCTAGATATGCGTTCATGGCAGGAACCCCGCAATGATGTTGCCAATGACGGCACCGAAAACGATGACGAAAAACATCAACCAGCGGGACTTGCCTATCTCCAGAACACTCAGTCGAACGAGGATTTCATCGTTCAGGTTTGCCTGATGACGAAGCAGCGTAGTAAGCTGCTCTGTCAGATTTTTATTTTCGGCCACGGCTTTCCCTCCAAAGTGTTAAGGGCGACTTCGCCCATGTGTATTGCAGGACTAGTTTTCTTCCACCCGAAAGAGTAGGCGAAGATATATTCTAATCCTTCACGCAGCGCCGCCTCGCGGGCGAGCGCGGCTTTAAGTTCGCGGCGCAACTTTTTCTTGTTCTCGTCCCGCATGTAAACGACGATCACAGTAATTCGTCCTCCGGGAATCGGTAGCCAAGGAACAGCCGGACGAACCGACCGTCAAAGAACTCAGACGCGGGTCGCGTCCAGATTGGAGGGGAAGCCGTGTTGCTGTCCTTGTAGCTTACCAAGGTCGCTTGATCGCTTTCCCGCGTCGAAAGCAAGACGATGTGATACGCCTTTCCTGTCTTGACATGATGCCAGTTTGAGCCTATCAGATATTTGTCGTCGTTCATGACGTCACTTCCTGTTCTATACGAGAAATCCAAACCTGGATCAAACGAATCTTATATTTCTGTGGTCTTCCATTAAGGATAAGGAACGCGGCTTTAGCGTCTGCTTGGTTGTCCCAAGCCAGAACGTCTGTCCAGAACTGACCAAAAGAATAGTCCATTCTACCCGACGTCTTTTCAAATTCCGACCAGCCCGCAATAGCAGTCTTCGCAACATCGGACCATCGAGGGTGGTTTGGGCTCGACGCCAACCACGCTTGGATGATAAAGTAAGTTCCTTGATAGTTCTTGTTACTGTCGTTCATAGCTTATCCTCCCGGCAGGTTTGCGTCGATTATTTCACCGTTAACGTCTGTTAGAAGACGCGACACAAGCCAGTCACGGCTCTCGATCCGCTTGGCGTCAGAGACGGCGGCGCAGTCATACCGCGCCTTGTGGAATGCTATAGCGACGAAAGTATCGCTGCTTCCGGCTGGTAGCATTCGACGCGCCCATTCTAAGTCACCGGCTTCAAACGCTGCGTTGCGCTCAGCAAGGTAGTCTTCGACTGTCTGGGTCATGAATGAATGTCTTTCAGCAAAAAGCGGTCGTCCATTTCTGCAATCAACGCACGAGCTTCAGAAGGTCGCAAGTCGTAGCGATTGATTATAATTTCAAACAGGCGGTTGACTTCGACCACCCCCGGTGTCTCGGTCATGGTTTTTACTTTCGGTTGCAAGGCGGAAAATACCGCCGCTTCAACATGGGCGTTGTGAACGTCTTCTCGGATAAAACGCACGTCGCCATCCTCTTCCATCACTGGAAAAAGCCAGGAGCTTTTTCCGGCTCGGACAAAAAGCTCTCTCGGCATCTCTTGGCCTGAATGAGGGTGCTTTATGATTGGATATTTAGCCATTAGAGGTCTTTCTCATGTAAAGAAACGCTGCAATCCACAGCAGGAACAGCCAGCCTGTCGCAGGCAAAGGAATCGGCGGCAGGATCGGATCAATCGGCGGGACAGGATCAACCGGCCGAATCGGGTCGAGCGGATCAAACGGAGGCCGAGGATTGCCACCACCGCCACCGCCACCGCCACCGGGCGACGTACCGGGCGGCAAAAGCGATCCGACAACAGGCGGAACTTCCGGCGGGGCAAAGGAGAAGTCAATCTCCTCGCAGGTTATGGGACCGTCCTGATACTTCGCAAGGCATTGGTCGGGGCCGATCCTGCGGAAGGCGGTTCGACCGTCTTCCGCTTCTATGACCAGCATATATTCGACATCGACCACGCCCCACTCAAGGAACGGATGGACTTCTCTCGGGGCAATAGCCACCGTCGCCGCAGCTAGAGCTACCGGCGCGGCGACAAGAACACTTAGGACCAAGAGTCGGGTCATAGCCTACCTCGCTTGATTAGAACTCTATATTTTGTAGCGTTGCTACAATATCGGACAACGCATCCGAAAACTCGCGCAGGTCATCACCGTATGGGTCATCATTCACGTCGTCGGTATAGTCAGCTTCGTATTCGCTGACCGCCGATTCCACCTGCCCGAGAATCGCCTCGGCCGCTGCCGCCAGATTGCTCACTTGCACGGCTTTCGAAACATTTTTGCGGTCGTCGATGACATAGGACACGTCCGCGAACTCGCCGTCCGGAACGTCCGGCAGCGCAAAGCTTTCCAGCTCATCCGCAGCAGACTCACACAGCTGAGTCCGATCAGCGTCCGGAGCACGCTCGGCCATATTGTCCGCGCTCTCGCGAACAACAGCAGCAACGTCCTCGATGTCGCCCACAAGCTTTTCATAGGCTTGGGCGAAGCTGATCGCAATTGTCTGTTTACGACTTCCCATTGCAGTTTCCTTGCGCGCTTGATTGCACGGGAAAGGGGCAACTCGCGTTGCCCCAAACCGCTGGAATCAAACCACCTTGTCGATCAAGCCGTTCTTCATCGTGACCTGCGCGAAAAACTCGCGACCGATCTTCGTGATGTGCGGACGGTTGGCCACCGGAAATGTTCCGTTGTCCTTAAACTCCGGGCCAAAGATCGAGGTCTCGGTGTAGTGCAGTTTTTGCCCGATGCTGGCTTTAAGTTCCTTTTTGGAGGGGTAGTGGACAACCATTGTCATCACAGGTTCCTTTCTTCGATGGATTTGCGACCGTAGCACAGAGCGACGTACTTGGAATCTGGGCGTGGCCCCGCCTGCTTCCAACCGTTGGCCAAGTCCTGCGCCGCTTCCAGCGGGGTAAGGCTCGGCTTCACGCTGGTAAACCTGGAACCGCAGTCGATGGTGTTCATCAACCGGCGGGGCCGACCGTCGCTGTAGACTTCGTAAAGTTCGACTTTATCATACGCCATTATTCAGTTCCTTGGTTACATGGTTTGCTGTGACAACCCCGTGGGGCTTTCTTCTTCCGACATAATCTAAGCAATGTATCACGAACCTGCCGTCTACTTCATTGCTTAGAATTTTTACCCTTACGCCCTTCGGGATCACTGTATTCCCGTCCCCGAGTTGCGTATCAGTGTTGACGACACCTTTACCGCGAATCTTTAGCATCATTCAGTTCCTTGGTTGTGGGGCCGTCTCCCCAGACCATAGCAGGGACAGGGGCGGAACGCCAGCCCTATTTTGGAGGCTGGGATGGCGCGTCATTATCCCTAGTCTGGTGTGAAGTTTGAACCCAAACTTATTGTAGAACTTAACAAGCTGCTTATATCCAAGGCCGTCGCTTGGAGCTACTTCAAGCAGTATACCGTACCCGTGTAAGTCGAAATCGTCACACACAAGTTGCATTAATTTTCTCGCGAGTCCTTTACCTCTGTGAGGCTTAGGAACATTTAGTCGGGTGATAATAAACCACCCTTCTTCATGATAGGCGACCGTATCAAGGACAGCCAACCCGAGCGGCTCTTCGAGCTTTATATACAGACTGTTGCTCATTTGCGAAGCCAAACCACGGTGCCGGTGTCGCGGAATCTTTTCAGACAGGCAACCGCGACATCGCGATTTATTTCGTGATAGTCCAACTTTCCTGTCCAAAGAAACAAATTATACGAATCGGCACGATCAATGTCGAGCCAGTTCGCAGCAAAGTCCCTGACGCCGCCTAACCACAAGTCTTTCATACCGCCGAGGATTGCAGCGGTTCCGGCTATGCAAGCAACAGTTCCACAATCCGATCTGTTAATCCACGACGCCATATCGAAAGTAAAAGCTTTTCCGTCTGGGAACACTTCTGCTTCAAGTGTCGCGATCAGCAGGTTCATGTTGTCGATGTTCATTGTTTAGCCCTCCAGGACAGAGTTGTTGTAACGAGCGTCAAGTTCATTAAGCAGTTCGACGGCCCCCGGTAGGAGCAAGCCGTACCTATACCTCATCAAGGACACAATAAGTTCCCCGTCTGGAGAAAAACCATTTTGGAGCGCGTCTTGCGCCAGCCCAACGAGGTCGTTTTGGTTCTCAGCCATTTTAGTCTCCTTCTGTCCACGTTTTAAGCTTGTTCGAAACGAAGGCAAGCTCTGCGATAGCTGTTATGTCGTGGTTGCGGGCTCTCAGCAAGAACGCCAACCAGTTCGTAACTCTCTGGTCTTCCAGAACAAGCTGTGCAAGGCTGTGCTCCAAAGCGACAGTCGCGTCAAACAACGCTTGGAATTTGACAGCCATTTCTTTAGGCGCGCTTTCGGTCATTTTAGTCTCCTTGAGTTTAGTTTTTTACGACGAAGATAACAAGCATCGACATTACGAACCCTTGGAAAGCGAACGTGTAGTCTCCCAAGTTTGAAGCGGAAATCCACTGGTAGAGGAACACACCAGCGATAAAACCTGCGATCGAGGCGACTATTAACCGCGCCACAGATTCGGACATCAAAAGTCTCCCGGCTGTGACCGAGCGTAACCGTCAGCGGCCCACGTCTTCAACTCGACAATCACGCGGGCAAACGCTTTAAGTTCCATCATGTCCTGATTGCGGGCCTCCAGATGGAAAGCAAGCGTCTGATAGTTCCGACCGTGCAGCGCGCTGGCCCCGATCTCCTTAAGCTCATGCTCTATTTCCAGGGCTGCATCGAACAGCCGCTGGAACTTGGCCCGAAGTTGATCGGGGTCGTCGCCGTTGTTATTGATTACAAAACGTGGCATTACAGACTCCATTCGACTTTGTTGGTTGCGCGGAAGTTTTCCAACATCTTGACCGCTACCGCAGTCGTGATTTGGGCATATTTAAGCTCGCCCGGTTCCAGGAACATAGGCTTGGCTATGGAAAAAGGAATCTCCAGCCAGTCCATCGCAAAATCAAACACGCCGCCGTGATTATAGTCTTCCATGCGACCAAGAAGCGCGCAGTGCCCCGCGAGACAGGCGGCAGTCCCGCAGTAATTTTCAAGAACAAAGAAGTCCATTCTAAACCGGACATCTTTACCATAAACCGTGCCGTCTTCGAGGGAGTCGATCAGCAGGTCCAAATTGTTTCGATTCATTATTCGATCATCCTTATCGTAGCGGGCCAGTTGTTGCGCTTGCTCAGTTCAGCTTCAAGCTTTACCGCCTCGGCTTGCGCGGCGATAAAGCTATTCGTCGGCGTCAGCTTGACGCGAACGTAAGTACCGCTGCCGGTCTTGATTCGGGCGACATGGTAGTTCATTTTGTATCCTTCAGGTAGATGGTTTGGTTTTCAGCAGGTAAATATCAGTTCATAAACAGCAATGCCTGAAAGGGGTGCAGGCTCTTGCATATGATTCATGAGAACTTCAAGAACAGCTTGTTCTTTGTTGTCAGCATGGCTCGATTCTTCGATCATGTATCCATCCTGATTTCCAGGATAGACAAATGAAAGAAGAACTTTGTAACGTATGGCCTTATGGTTGTTGTGTTCTATTTCAGGCGTTTTCATCTACGCATCCTTCAGGTAGATGGTTGCGAACAGTTTTGCGAGGCCGATCTTGTATTCAGCGTGTTCGATCTTATCGTCAGTATAATAGTCAAGCCACAGCGGCCTCGAAGCCAGCGTGTATTCGATGTAGCCGTCAATCGAAAGAAGTTTGTCGGCGGCCCAATCCCAATCGAATTTCCCCGCGTGTTCGACGGCGAACTCGATCGTCAAAGGCGCATCGCCATATCCGACCACGGCGATAAAGGTTTGGACTTGGCCAGAGCAGGCTAGCTTTTTCCTTAGACGCGCGACGTTAATAGGTTCCATCTATGTATCCTTCCTCAAGCAGGTCACAGAAAGGATCAAAATCTTCTGCATAGTCTTCCGGTTCTGGGTAATAGTCCCAAGGATCTTCTTCTGGTTCTGGCTCTGGTTCTGGCTCTCGATAATAGTCATCAAAGAAGTTTTCAAAACCATAAGTTTCGTTCTGCTCTTCGATCTGCGCTTCGATCATCAGGTGGTATTCTTGCATACCAAGGATAATTGCCTCGACGTGCTGCCTGCGCAGTTTCTTACGATTAGCCTTGGTCCATTCGTGGTTCAGGTTGCACTGATGGCCTCCGACCCGATCACGAAGCTTGTGGCTGATGGTGTGAAACAAGGGCCGTTTTTGGAAGTCAGACTTCTGCATAATTCAACCTCTTAGATAGATGGTTGCGAACAGCACCGCACGCGAGCGGTTAAAATGGTCAGCTAGCGGCTTATACATTTTATAACGTAGATCAGAATCAATATCGAGCATCCGAACACTATCGCATTCGTTTTCATAGTGCTCCCGGAACGACTTACAGTCGGCACGGTATTCCGTACAGCCGTCATACGAAAGAAACTGATACGCGGCCCAATCCCAAGCGAACACGGTTGCATGTTCGATTGCAAACTCGATCGTCAAGGGCGCGTCTTCATCGCCAACGAGTTCGTAAAGGGCGTTTACTTGATTAGAACACGCCATTGCCCTTCGCAGGCGCGCGACATTGATCGCTTTCATTTACGCCTCCTTTCCGACAACGCCGCAGTCGATCCAGATTTTCTGTGACGTATCCGACGCCCACGCATATACTTCTGCAAGCTTGGCTTTCATAGCAGCAAGCTCGGCCGTCGCCGCCGTAAGATCGGCTTCGTTGGCAAAGCATTTCGGGTCCAGCAAGTCCGATGTATGGCCGTTCAATTCCTCGATTGCTTCGGAAAGACTGACGCTAAAGTTAAAGTAACTACAGCCCAGATCATCGCTTGCTTCGGTGACAAGGTAGTTCATTCTAGATTCCTTAGTTCAGGCCGCTGCACCGTGCCGGGGCTTGCCCCTTATAGCACGTCACGCCGGGCCGGTCTAGTACCTTGTCACCTAGCGCCTTGTCCCTAGAGCTGGCCTAGATATAGCGGCTTGCGCGCTGGGCGGCTTGCCCCTATGCTTAAGGATAGGGCTGAAGGCAGGGACAACATGCGAACTTTTTGCTGCGGCAAGGGTCTTTACGACTCTAGAGCGTCTGACTATGACACCGCAACATTTGAGGCCCTGCTAGGGTTATTACAGAATCCCTGTCAATTACCAAAGGCTGAAGCCTATTGGGCAATATTTAGTAGTGAGCACGGTCCAAGCGCCCGAAAGCGCAGCCAACAGCTTGAAACTGGACAGTTTTGTGCCCTCGTCCTCGATATGGACGAGGGCCATGTAAGCAAAGAATCCCTGATCCAGATACTTCAAAACCGGATCGGCTACTACAATTACATTCTTTACACAACAGCCTCGGCAACCCCGGACGCCCTCCGCTGGCGGGTACTAATTCCAACCCAAGACCTAATGAACGGCTTCCAGTACCAGTGGATGCAACGCGCTCTGATGGACATACTGTCCAACGATCTAATTCCAGACCGCCGCCTCGAACACGCATCCCAGATTATCTTCCTGCCGGTGGCCTCCGTTGCTTACGACTACGCAATCGTCGAAGGCCCGCCGATTCCAAGCCAGCAAGGTCCGATCTTCGACCTAGCCCGCAGCCTAATGCTCCAAGCCCAAACAGCCCCCAAATCAGATTCCTTGAAAAAATCGCGCAACGGCGCCCGTGGCTGGTTCAATGACCGATACCCGACGCACCAACTTCTAGCCCTAGCGAACTACCAGACCCTTGACGAAGTAAATTGGCGCAGCCCTTACCAGACCTCGACCTCCTACGCGACCCGGCTTCACGATGACGGCTCGTGGTTCTCCCTGTCGCAGTCCGATGCAACGAATGGACTAGGCGCACCGGCACAGGGCGGAAGGATCGGCGACAGTTTCGACATATTCGCCCATTACATATGTGAAAAAGATTTAGCGCAGCAGGCCGTGAACGCAATCGGCTACGGCTGGGAACTAGGCGACCCGCACCCGGCCCAGAACATGGTCCATCACCTAACCGTTGGCCAACGTCTGTTCCAGGGTTACATGCAAGCCAAGCAAGCAGCTCAAGAAAAATTCCTAAAAGACAATCCGCTGCCACCACGCGGCAAAGTTCGCCTGAAATATACGACGATGCCCGAACCAACGGGCAACTTAAGGATCATCGCGTCGTGGATTTATTCCAGCGTAATGAACGATCCTCAGCGGGACTTGGCAATCATCTTTGCATGGCTTCTAGTAGCATCATTTGCCGGACGTAAAGATTCCCTAAAGGAGAATCCGCCGGTCTTGAATATCCGCGTAATGGCCATCAACGGAACCGGAAAAGATAGCTGCCGCCGCGCCCACGAAATGATCCTCCAGGGCCTCCGTGAACGAGCCCTAGCGAGGCAAGACCTAATCTTTATGAAAGACCTGTCAACGCTGGACGGACTGAAGCCTACCTACGGCGCGAAACGAATGGCGCTGGACTGTCTGAAAACACTGTCAAGCCTGTCAGTATCGTCAGAAGCAGGTATCCAAAACAAATCACTCGCAGGCGACGTAGAATCAGTTCGCGCAGCCAACATGCAAAACATAAGCCAAGCGGCCTATTCAAGAAAAACCTTCAAGGGCCTAGCCGAAATCCTGCCCGACTCCTACGGCAGCAACATTTCGATCCTTGAAGAAGCGACCAAAGAAACGATCATAGGAACGCAACAGGTGGCCACCGGGGAGACCGCCCGTAAGCTGTCGTTCCAGATAGACGCCTCGGACGTAGGCCAGTCAGTCCTGCACGACTCAGTTCAAGTCCCAGACCAAATCCTAGACCTGTTCGAAAGGTTAGCGGCCGAAGCCCTGCGCGGCGAGAACCCGGCTCAGATGAGCGATAAGCAGCCAGCAGTAGCAATGCACCCCGTACTCCAAGATCAAAAGAGAATTTTTGCGTTTTCGCCCCAAGCAGCAACAAAAATGGAAGCCTTGCTGGACCAGCGGACTTCCTACCGCCGTCAAAACAAAGACAATGTTCCATCGTTGGCTTGGGCACAGCGGACACGCTACGAACAGTTGATCCTTCGGGCGGCGCTGATCCACGCACGGACCAGGAACTTGGTGGCCACCGTTATTGAGTTGGAAGACCTAGACGCGGCACAAGCCCTAGTCGATGAAAGTCGGCGGTCAGAGCAGGTGAATTCGACGGACTTTGAAGACCCGATGGAACGAGTGCTGAGCGCAATGCACGAATACGCGATAGACCAGCTTTCCCAAAAAGAACCGTCGAAAACCTACATCGGTAGAAATAAGCTGGACTTTGAAATATCCTTTATGCAGCGCAGAATGAACAGCCAGATGTTTACGTCAACCGGAACTGACCGTAAGCATTCAAAGCTGGCCGCCGGTTTGGTTGATGGCGGTAAACGCGGGTTCCATACAACCGGGGACATTATGCGCAAAGCAGCTGAATATGGTTCTGAGAAAGGGCTTTGGGAGTTTCACAGCTCCGGCAAAGCGAGCTGGCATGTTTACAATGTCGTTGAATTGGGCCCAGACGCTTGAACCGGCTTCTAGAGTCGTGTTCAGCCGTTGGCCACCGTTGCTGGTGATAAGTCAAGCCCTAGAACCGTGTTCAGGAACCGGATTAAGCCAAATTCAGGCTAAATCTAGAGTCAAATTCAGGTAAATTGGGCTGATCGGCAGGGCGGGAACGGTTGATTTGATAAATAACGCATGAAATCAAGGGGTTAGGAGCGACTATGTGGGGAAAACCCTGCAAAAACAATGACTTAGCCAAAATAAATAGGTCGGCAACTAGGTGGCAACTATGTTTTTATCTAATGAAATCAATGGGTTACGGGAATAAATAGGTAACTAGGTGGGCAGTGCGTGGACGGGCGCGCGGGCGGGTGCGTTCAGGCTTCTGGGCTCGAGGATGGATGTAAGCGAGAGTGGTCGGATTTGGGCGGATGTGGGTGTGTGAATCTAAGAACTTGAGGGGCTGTAAATTAGCACTGCTGATAGTTAGTATAGTTTACACAGTTACACAGGCATAAGCCCCCAAATTCAAACAAAAAAAAAATAACTATAATAAATAGGTTTGCCCAAATAAACTATGTTGCAATTCAAAAGGTGGTGAAGATGGACAGTGACAAGATTTGGACTTTAAGGGAAGATATCGCGACGTTGGACTTTAAGCTGGGAATTGGTAAAAAGGAGTTTAAGCGGGATTTTAACCCGATGGAAGTTTTTGCCAGGAAAGTCGGTTATAGGCCGGAGCTGGACTTGATCGGCTGGCTTTGCGGAGTTGGATTGGTTTTTGTCGGAAAGGACGAAACGGTGGCCGTCGGCCCGCGTCAGTCGATTGTTTTCTGGAAAAGGTTTTGGGACGATTCAAAGCTTAGGAAAGAAAGTCCCCGATCGGCTTGGTTTCGAGCTGATCGGATTTTAGATTTGAAATACTTTTACGAAGACAAAAACAATTTGCTTTGGACGGAAGGCCGCGAGATGCGTCTCGAACGGCTGCGGACGTTTCATAAGGCAAGCGAAGTTTTCCCGGACCTGCGGGATTGGAACGCGCCGAAACCGCCGGAGATCAGCTTGCATCAAAACCACGAATTGCTGAAGATCGGCGGGATTTTGGCCGAGCCGGTGGCCAGCGTCCCCTAGACCCGCGCCGGGCGATAGGACGGGCAAGGGCCGGGCAGGGAAGGACAGGGCGCTAGTCCTATCGGCCAAGCCCGACTTCGCCGCCTAGGGTGGCTTGTAGGGCCGCGCAGGACAGTTGCAAAAAGGCCACACCTTGCGGTGCGGCCTTTGCTTCGGATTCAGGTCGGGTAGTTCAGGACGGTGCGCGACCCTTCCAACCGATTTTGTCCATCGCATTGAACGCTTGGACCCGCTCGGAACGCTTGGCATTGTCCGCGAGGCGCTCCAGCATGTAACCGGCGAACACAAGTGGCGTCTTGGTCGAGGCGTTGGTAGTCAGGCCGATGTGCTTCGAAATGTCGTCGTGCGTCACGAATGCGGCGGTAAGCAAGGAACCCATAACCTGCTGCCAGATGGCGACCCGCGATTGAACAACGTCCAAGTTTTTGATAGTGATCGAATCAAACCCGCACGGGATCGACGCCCAGACCAGCGCCTCGGTCACCGGGTTCCAAAGAACCCGGGGATCTTCATCGCCAGGCTTTTTGTAGGCGGTTGTGATGTATTCATGGTCGATGATATTCGATACGTCAAAGTTCAGGGCCATGTTATTCACTCCTCAGGTTGTATCCGGCGACGTTCACAAAACTGTCGCCTTCAAGATTGCCGCGGGTTTCCGCGTTCCAGTAGCAGTTCCGGCTGTCCTCGTAAGGACAGCCGGGTAGGACAAGGCTCAGGACAAGGACAAGGACTTCGATCATTCCTTTGCCATCAGGACAGCGGACATCTTGTAGATTATGTTGACGGGGTTCTCATACACCGCCGTTTTCCGCTCGACCGAGCCACGGCTTGTCAGTTCGACGCCGTGGCGATAACCGTTCGAAAGGCCCCATGCGGCGAGCATTCCGTTGTAGTAGGAGCGGACGTGGCCCATATCCTTAAAACCAACTTCCTGGTCGAGAGGCAAGCTCGACTCGGTGTCACGCAACTGTGCCGCCAGCGGGTAAAGTTCCCGGAGCTCCTGGCTGGGATTGACTTGGACGAACACATAGAACTTTTTCATGTCAGGACTCCTTCACAACAAAATGTTCACCAAGGACAGATTCATCCGTGATGTAGCCACAGGACTTCAGACCGACCTTGATCGGTATCCGGTACTCGTCAGGACGGGTCTTCCAGACCTTGGTAGCGCCATTGCGCCGGGCCAGCCAGTGCCGCCCGTTCGACATGACTGCGAACAGCCGGTGGCCATCGAGCGCGTGTTCTGCTTCTTGCCGTGTCATTGGATTGCCTCCACATGGGCCTTCAGAGGCCCGAACTGATAGAACGTCTTGCGCGACCCGTCCGGCGCTTGGAACACCCAATGGTCGCCGGAATGATGGCTCTGGATAAAGGCCCCGTCAGGACCTTCGAAGTGGTCGTACGAATACAAGCCTTGCACCGGCTTGGGCTTAAAGTCCTTAAGGTTCATTTCCGTCTCCTTGGTCTCGTCAGCATCCGCTCAACGGATGGACCGGCTTGCGCCGGTTTCGACCTATCTGGCGCAGCACCGGCCTAGTTTCATGTCCAAGGACCAGCCTTCCGTCTGGATCATCGGGATGGTCAGTTCGGTCAGATCAGCGACCATGCAGATCCGCTTCAAAAAGTCTATTTCGTTCTGACCGCGCGGCATTTTCAGCCAGTAGGTCGTCATGCCGTCAAGTTCTTGGTGCAGGGTTTCCATATCACGCTTCCAATGTCATCGGGGTTACGGTCTGGTCGAGGTAATAGTGCCATTCGGGTTCTTCCTTGGCCTTCGCCTCGGCCAGCGCTGCCGCGCAGGCGTTCCAAGCCCCGTCCAAGGACAGATGGAACGACTGGTAACGGACATTGCCGAAGTCGTGGTGCGCGACGATCTGTGCGCGATACATTTTCGTGGACATTAGGGTATTCCTTTGTTGGCGCTAGGACTAGCGGGTTTCGAGGTAAACTTCGCAGGCGTCACGTTCGAACTTATCCAAGGACAGATAGGACTCGAAGGACAAGGACAGGCAGTCGAAGGACGGGGCCGGGTCGAAGGCGCCGGACACGGTGGCCAGCGTAGCGAGCAAGGACAGGGCCGCGATGGTTATCGGAACTTGTGGCATTGATCGAACCTTTTGTTAAGGACAAGGACAAGGACAAGGACAAGGACAAGGACAAGGACAAGCCCGGCCCGGCCAGCAACCGGCCAGCAACCGGCCAGCGGCAGCGGCAACCGATCCGGCACCGGCCCGGCACCGGCCCGGCAACCGGCACCGATCCTGCCGAACGATCCTGCCGAACGGTTGTGCCGAACGCAATCGTCTGACGATCCTGCCGAACAAGATTGTCTGACAATCCTGTCGAACGATCCGATCCGATCCGATCCGATCCGGCCAGCAAGCCCAGCAACCGGCAAGCCCGGCCAGCAACCGGCCACCGGCCACCGATCCAGCCCGGCCACCGGCAACCGGCCAGCAACCGGCCAGAACAACCGGCAACCGGCCAGCGGCAACCGGCCAGCCCAAACGACTTAAGGCGCACCATTGGTGCGCCTTGGATAGTCTGACAAGGGGATGCAATCAGACGCACAATACCGCAACCATAACCGGCCCGGCGATATCGGCATTGCCCATATCTGGCCGATATGTATTGACCAAATAATCTTTGATATCGTCAAACGTCAAAAACGTTTGGCGATACAATGCGGCGCCATTGTCTGACAAATGCAGATTGCAGTTTACATCATCGTCAAACAAATGATCCGTTACCATGCGGCGCACCAATTGCGCGCAGTCGCAATTGCCATTTGGATCAGCGCTAAACCGATCTGCAATCCTACTTGCAACGGTTGCGGGATCAATCGTGTTAAACGCAAACAGTAGGGGATCAGGCATTGTATATCCTTGGCGCGCGGGATTGCACGTTGACAGGCTGGCCTATCGGCCAGCCTGCTACCTGCAATCAGACGCCGGATGCTGCCCATTGGCAACCGGCAGTCGTCGTATCAATCCCCGACATCGCGGCAGCTTTGACAAACAGACCGCGCGACAAGCCCAGCGCGACAAAATCATGCGCAACGATCCGCAACGCCTTGCAAGTACCGCGCGGCAGATTGCCACCGGCAGCGTCAAACAGCCCGGCAAAGACCGGGATTGCATCGCGCAGGGCGGTTGCATCGGCTTGCACTTTTGCATCGGCAGCTTGCGCCTTGGCCAGTGCAGCAAGCAAGCCATTGCCCCGGCCAGCGTCACGCCGGGCTTGCTGGGCAAGCTTGGCCAGCGCTGCCGCATTGTCCCGGTCACGTTTGGCAATCGCCTTGACCATATCGGCCCGTGCCTTGACTGCCGCGATGTATGCCTTGACCGCGACTGTATCGGTCAAGTCTTGCGGTACGGGCGGGATAATCGGCAGCACGTCATCGGCCACCGGATCGGTTGCATCGTCGCCGGTTGCATCGTCGCCGGTCACGTCATCGTCGCCGGTCACGTCATCGGCCACCGGATCGGTCACGTCATCGGTTGCCAGATCGGTTGCCGGATCGGTCGCCATTGTGGCCAGCGTGGCCAGCGTGTCATCGGCCAGCGTGGCCAGCGTGTCGGCGGGATTGGTTGTCTTGCGTGTCATCTTGTCTTGATCCTTGGTTGTGGCCAGTTTGGCCGGGTTTTGGACAAAGCTATCGCACTGCCCATGCATCCTAAGTAAACTTATCCGGCCCGGTTACAAGGTCAAAATCATCTAGTTTGTCGTTTAGATCAAAAATATCTGTTTGCCTTTTGGGAGTCGTTTGCCTAAAAAATGTGCAACTGGCAAGTCGGGTTTTTACGGGTCCGAGTGACGGCCCGGCAACCGGCCCGTCAGCGACCCGCCTATGCGTTGCCAGCGGTAGCGGCGCCGGACGCATAGCTAAAACGTTTTAGAACGGATTAGGTACGCGCTGGACGCTGTGGCGTGCCGTGCATGGGAGCCATGACGTCAGCGCATGGTTATCAGATAACCGAAGACGGTTATCAGATAACACCGGACGGTTATCAGATAACAGAGATTTGTTATCAGATAACAACGCAAGAAAATTACGTGGTGACTGTTACCGAAATAACACGTTACCGATATGCCACGAACCGTGGTATATTTGTCGCGTTGCTGAATTGCCACGAACTGTGGCAAAAAGAACACGTTGCAAATATGTCGAACGCCGCCGATCATTCGAGTCGGCAAAAAGATCACAGTTGCAGAAAGGCCACGAACCGTTGCAAAAATGCTGCGCGCAATAAAATTACGAATTCAGGGGTGCCGGGGCAATTTTGTGAGGCGGGGTGTCGAAAAACGCGGGCGGCATGGCCTCTTGCAACATTTTATATTTTCAAAAATAACTCACTTCTAGAATAAACAGGGCTCTAGTCAAGCCTGACTTAAACATTTCAAAACTCTGGATTTCAAAATATCAAATATCTGGATTTAGCGTTTTTAGAATTTTGGCCATAATCGCCGGATTCTAGTCAATTATGACTGAAAGCATAGGTAAAACGCCTGTAAACGCCGAATTATCCGCCTTCGATTCTTTTGCGTTCTTCGTTGATTAAATGGCCGTGAAACCAAAGCCGGGCTTCTGGTTCGTCCATTGTGACGACGATCTCACAAACGGAGGCCGGCCACACCCATGTCTTAGTTACGAATTTCCACCGCTTACGGTTCTGTCTGTAGCATAGAAAGGGGCGCGCGCCTGCTCGCTCGGCTTGTGAGACGGTTTGACGCCACCACTCGGCCACGGCTAAGCCTTCAACCCGCTTACATTCGGTGGCCAACCCTGGAAGACCGATTAGGTCGTGGCCACCGGAACGGACCTGCTCTAGATTGCGCAGTAAGTCCAACTCGACACCGATCTCTCGTGCCCATACCATCAAAAGTACGGCAAGCTCACGTTCGCCGTTAGCTCCCTTCTGCTTCGCACCAAACGTCATTCTGGTTTATCCCTGCTGCCTGCCCTATCCTAGCACGTCTTGACACCGGGTGCAAGGGCTGTTAAGGTAGTGACAGGGCAACAAGGAGAAACAAGGTGCAACCCGTTTTATACGACAGTCTAACTCCGGAAGAGCGGCGTAGGGTTCGTAACGCTTATGTAGCTTCCCAAGCTGGGAAATGCTGTCACTGTGGAATCGGTGTATACGAGACCCCTGTGCAAAACAAAAAGATAGTGTGGAGTAAGTTTCCGCCGGGGTTTTTGAAGAACCCCGTCCACTTGCATCATAGCCACAAGACAGGCTTAACCATCGGTGCCGTTCATGCTTACTGCAACGCTGTGCTGTGGCAGTACCACGGCGAATAAAAGAAAGGAACTAGATATGTTTTATATCCCCGTTGGAGGCGGCGGCTTCTTTACCAAGCTGCTGGTTCTTGCTGCTCTATTCCTGATTGTCAGGTATATACTCTACCCCGTGTTTGCTATGCGTGATATCGGGAGCAGCATATTCCTGTGGCCGTTTGTGATTCTTGCCGTCATCTACTTCGCAGCCGGTGGCCAATGATGTTCTACTATCCAACTAGAGACGAAGCCCAAGCCGCGATTGATCTTCTTAAGCTGGATGAGCGGGTCGGTCACGCTTACACGACACTCGAACCAAATAACGGTTGGGTTATCGTTGCAATCCCGAAGTGGTACGACATCACCGACCTGAAAGATTTGTGTCTGATCCACTCGCCTACCGGCGTTCAGATTACGTTCCCGCCGCCGGGCGCCAAGAAGAAGTACCAACCGCTAGAGGCTCGTAAGCCTGTTGTTGCGTCCGTTGCTCAGCGGCCTGTCGTCAAAATTCAACCGCTGGAATTCACAGTCAAGGCGCCTTGGCAGACATGATAGTTCTTACATGCGCTTATCCGTATGAGTTATTCTGTTGGGGCGAACAGTATAAGGTTTGGGTTCCGATTAAGGAAGGTCGGGCCATGATGCCCGGCTACGCTTTTATTCCACCAAACCGGTGGCCAGCGATGCGGAGGGTCTGCCCGGAAAAATTCAGGGTTCGTGTGCTGGCCTACGATGCGGCTGACCGGCCTAAAACGGTTGACATTGAAGAGTTGAAGCTATTGCAAACGATGCTGAATGAACTGCCTCGGCTTCCACCGCGAACGGGCAGCGTTGTTCAAGTTAGGGCTGGTCCGTTCAAGGGTTTGATCGGGCTAGTCGTCAAAGTTAAGGGTGAAGATGCCCGTGTCCGCATAGGGACGCAATATATCCAGCACCCGCTGTCACTTTTATCTTGACAGGCGGGCTTCCGTCTGCTTAGCTGTCCGGGAATCGCACCCGCGATGTCGTGCCCGGTGGGCAAGCCCGCTGCGGCGCTATGGATAATTCATGTATAAGCACTTGACCATCAAAGCGAAGCGCGTCTTCCTGACAGCACAAGACTTCCTTGATGCCTGCGTTGGCTATTTCGAGTGGTGCGTTGATACCCCGATACAAGATGAGCAGGTTTTTCAGTATAAGGGCGGGATCGTTCGCGCTGACAAGTCAAAAGTTCGTGCGTTTACGAAATCCGGCCTTGCGCAGCACTTGTCGATTCCGGCTTCGCGCATGGAAGGCTACAAGCTGCTCGGGGACGATTGGGCTGAGGTGATGGAGCTTGTTGAGCAGGCCATCTACAACCAGAAGTTCGAAAATGCCGCTGCTGGGACGTTGAATTCAACGATCATCTCGCGCGATCTCGGCCTCGCCGAGAAAACAGAATTGGGTGGTATTGTGGGCGCACCGCCGGTCGCCTTCAATATCACGCCTATTGCATCGGGGACGTTCTTGAACCCCGACGAAAAGACAGCCGAGAGCGACGAAGTTTAGTCCTTGGACTGCGCCGCACCACTGTCCTAGAGGGAGGAGCGCTTGATGCCCGAGCCTCCTTCCTCAAACCTTTTACATGGGAATCGCAGATGAAACTCGATCAGTTTTGCGCGTGGCTTGACGGCTATTACGCGCGCCGCGCCCCGGCTGACTTGACGCAAGAAGAGTGGAAAGTGGTTTTGGAAAAGCTGGCCACCGTCCCCGGTAATTACAACGCGCTCTTCTTTATGGGTGGCGGCAAAGTTTCTTACGCCTCCGGCTCCGCGAACACCAAGCAAATCGACGCAACAGCGACGTAGGAGACTCCGATGGTGAGTAAATTACACTGTTCTCTTCCCTGCGTTCCAGCGCCAATTGAAACGCTCCCGATCGCCTCCGCCCCTGTTGCGTGCTGCGGTAACAACCCAGATGTGCCGGTTGCGCCTTCTATTCTTGTGCAAGCTTCCGTCGTTGTGACCGACCAAGATGCCAATATGCTCTACGTCTACACGCCCCCTATTGTGGACGGTTTTCCTTTCCCAAATGTTACGCGGGTTTTGACGCTCGACTTGGTTAACGTAACCGCGAACATGGTCGGCAACTCTTATACTATTCCAAAGACTGCATCCGGCGCTCGTTCGCTCGTTATGACCTACACCGCCGCAAACACGACACTTCCGAACGCAACGTCCATCGTTACGAGAATTGTTCCGGCAGCGGTTCTACCGGTCAATACCGTTCTTCCTCAAGTAACAGGTGTGCCGCAGCTCGGGCAGGTTTTGACTTCGACGGTCGGAACTTGGACTGGAACGAATCCGATTACCTACGCTTACCAGTGGCAGCGGGGAGTCGCAAACATCGCGGGCGCTACGGCGAGCACTTACACTCTTGTTCAGGCCGATGTGAGCAATACGATTCGCGTTCGGATAACGGCCAGCAACGTGGTTAGCGCGGCGAACGTTAACTCGGCTTCCACACCGACTGTGACCACGATTCCGTCCGCTTTCCAGCTTGCCGATTGGTCGCTTGTTGATAATCCGAGCCCGGCAGGGAACCAACTGGCGCTTACTCTCACCGGGCTACCGTTCGACGGTGCGTCGCCTCTCACGGCTCTACAGTGGCGGGTGGGCGCAGGTGCGCCGCAGACTCTCGTCGGGCTGGGATTGGGCCAGCGTATCGTCAACGTGCTGGCGAACACGTTGGCCTCCGTCGAAGTCCGCGCTGTCAACGCAATCGGTAACGGCCCGTGGTCAACCGCTAGAACAGCGACTCCTACCACGTCTGTTGTCATTCTTCCCGCCCCGCTTCGGATCGGTATCTATGGAGACAGCTTCGCTCAGCGATGCCAAGACATTACCGGCGCTCCTCCGATGGACCCGCAGCTGGAAAACTGGCCGACAAACTTGACTACTCCCGTAGGTGGGGTTTCGTGGGGTTTCTCGCCTTGGCTCGAGGGGCTGTCCCGTGGAAAATACAGTATGCCGTACCAGATCAACCACGGTATCGGTGGGTTCAACACAGGCCAGTTCGCTCGTCAGGCTCCTCCGGATAACTCGCCTTTCTACTTGGCCAACTTCTTGGCAAGATTTGCAGCAATACCTGTTGCTCTTCGTCCAGATGCGTTTATCTTTCAGGCCGGAACCAATGACGGCGTGACAACCTTCTCGCCTGCTGCATCTTATGCCAACGTTGTGAAGATTTGCAGAGAGATCATTCTCGCCTTTAACGTTCCCATCTTCCTGTCAACTGTTCTGCCAAGAGGAAACACGGCGAACGCGTTCAACCAAACCAACCATCTCGCGGTTCCGCCGGGACCGAGATACGCGATCGTTCCAGATCAGAGAATCACATGGGTCAACGCCTTCAACGCGCTTCTCGTAAGTTCGCTCGCAGCCGAGCCGAGCCTTAACGGACTGGTTCGTGTGATCGACCCAAGAGCCGCCTTCTACGATCCGACAAGAGTGATCGGAACCGTCAGCGAGAACGACATTCTCGACAGTCTAGTTTACGATGGCTTGCACCTGTCTGCGAGTGCAGGCGTTCGGCTGCTCGCGTCGTTCTACCGCACCGCGCTCGACCTATACTTCCCGGGGATTGTGCAAGGGCTTCCGGGGACTGGCGGTCCTGTCACGTTCAACACCAATGCTCTGATGACCGGGACGGGCGGCACTCTAGCCCGTTCGGGGAATGCCGTCTCCAACGGGACGTTTACGATCAACGGTCAAAACGTAAACACCCTCCCCAACATTGTTCCGGATGGGTGGACCGTAACAACCACAACCAGCGCGGGCGCAACTTCGTCTTGGTCAGGAATTGCCCCGGCAACTCCCCAAGGTGATTTGACGGTTGCAAAAGTCGGAGCCGGGGATGATACGGCAATCGAACTTCGGTTTGACTGCGACCTTTCTCTGCTGAACAATGCTAACACGCGCGGCGTGGAAGCGGTCACCCCTGCTACTCTACCCGGCAGTCTCGCCGTGGGCGACTACTACGAGGGCGTAGCCGTAGTCGAGGTTCTGCGCCGGAACAACCTACCTATCGCGGGTATCCGGGGCTTCTCTGTCGAACTAAGGGTCGCGGAACCAGATCTGACTGTCAGAACGTTCAGGAGCAATAGGATTGCGCCAAACGGAACAGACAAGCTGACTATCGAAGACATTGAATACGCGGGGCCGAACGCGCTTGTTCTTCGCACTCCACCGGTTGTTCGTAAAACCGGAGCCTACGGCCTTATCAGTTTCGCCGTTCTTATCTATACGGCGAGTGCTGGCTTGGCCACCGATGTAGATGTTGTTGTTCGTATCAGTCGTGCGGGTGTTATCCCTAGCCTGTAGAGTTAAGTATCCGCGCAGTTTTGAGCGTGCAAGTAAGTGCGAGACCGTGGAGAGCCGGTCTCGCCCCTGACTGAGCCGAAACAAGACTGCCGAGGGGCGCGAGTTAATTCTCGTTCTGGAGTCTAAGTTATTCATGATACAGAACGAGGATAATCTTATGACCGCCAATCTCTTCGAAAAATGGGCTGCCTTCTTGTTTCTTACCGCAATATTCGGGCTCGTTGTCTTCTTGACATACGTCCCGCTTCCTACGGCGAGTGAGAACATCATACTTCTTCTTATAGGCGGACTTATGTCCTCGGCAGCTACCGCCCTGCCCCGACTGTTCGGCGAGCGTTTCGAAGAAGAAAAGCTCCGCAATCGCGTGCTAGACTTAGAGCAGGAGTTGGCGCTCATAAAGGCGTCCCATTCCGCTCTACAGACGCAGCATGATCGTTTAATGTCGCTTCTCGTAGAGCGCCATATCGTCAAGATGAACTACGAGGTAAACCCTTCCGCAGGAGGTCAATAATGATACCGCTCAGGATTAACGGAGCAACCCGCGCCCTCGCCAAAGGGCAAAAAGAATTCCTAACGCTTCACGTAAGGGATGAAATCGTCTACGGCGTCCCGATGATGACTTCGCTTTGGGAACTGTCGCCAAAAGACTTAGCGAACGCGCTCAACGGTGGCCAACTTTGCGTTATGTTTATGTTCGCCGATGGTCCGATGCCTGCTCTACTCCGCAAGATGGCGGTAGCAGAGCTCGTGTGTTTGCACAAGGGCGGGCGCTGCATAATTTCAATTCCGGGAGACAACCATCCGCCTGTCTGGTTCGGTATTATCTCAGCAGAAGAAGCTGCGCAGTGTCTTACTCCTAAGGCAGTCCTCTGTGCAGTCGGGGTCCAGCACGCTCCGGAGCTGATTGATGGTTAACCCCTTCACGTACCGGCCTAACTGGCCGGACTGGCCAGACGAACACGACGAGACGGTTGACTGGGAAGACAACTGGCTGTCAAACGCTATGGCCTACTTTAGTGAACGATTGGTCCCGCCTTGGTGCTCTACTCCCGAGCATTGGACAAGCCGAATGACCGGGTATCTTTGGACTTCTTGCCCGTGCTGCTTGACGTTCCGGGGGCTAATCGTCGGCTTTGTGGTCGGAATAGCAATCGGGGCCTTGCTAAGCGCAATAGTCTAGGCTAGACTGATAGGCCAGTAACAACTTCGCAGGAGAGAATCATGGGCTGTGGATGCGGAAACAAGTCGGTGGCGCGACCGCCTACCAGTAGCCGGGTAGTGGCTCCAACAGGCGGCGACAGTCTAGCTAAGGCTCAGACGTATCAGAGCGCAACGATGCGCGGCGCTCCGACTGCTCCGGTGACGCGCAAGACGGTGTAATGAGCAACCTGCAAATCCCTGAAGCGTTTCTGCCTCTTTGGACCGGCGTATTTCCAGAAACGCGGCGGGCTGTTGAGCATTATGCGTTTTTTGGAGGTCGGGGCGGCGGTAAATCGCACAGCGTTGCTGAAGCGCTTATTGCACAAGCCTCCCGCTCACAAGAGCGGATCGTTTGCGGGCGGCAGTTTCAAATCTCGATCAGAGACTCTGTTAAAGAGTTGCTCGAAATCAAGATTAAAGCTATGGGGATGAGTGCGCACTTTAACTCGACTGAACGCGAAATCGTCAACCTAGTGACCGGCTCCCGGTTGTCGTTTATCGGCATGGATCGTAACCCGGACAGCGCGAAGTCGCTTGAGGGTGCTACGATCTTTTGGGGTGAAGAGGCGCATACTTTTACGGCGCGGTCGGTCGAGGTCATAATCCCGACTATTCGTTCAACAGGGTCTCGTCTGATCTGGTCTTGGAATCCGCGATACCGCACCGATCCGGTTGACAACCTGTTTCGTGGCGCCGCTGTCCCTGAAAATGCCTACGTAAGGAAAGTAAGCTGGCGCGACAATCCGTTCTTTATGCAAACGCGTATGCCGTCTGAGTATCGTCGTTCACTTAAGTCCCCAAAGCGTCACGTTCACATTTGGGAAGGCGGCTACGATGAAAACCCAGACGTTGCAATCTTCGACAACTGGCGAGTCGGAAGGATCGACCCCGGCAAAGCCCGCCCGCGTTTTGGAATGGATTTTGGCTACTCGGCAGACCCGAACGTAACTATCAAGCTCTACGTGCTGCAAGAGGAAGGCATCGTTTACATCGCCAACGAAGCTGTGGGCTACAAGGTTCCAAACCGCGACCTCCCGGCGCTGATGGACGGAATACCGGAGGCCCGCGACTGGCCAATTACAGCGGATAGCGCAAGACCAGAAACTATCGAGTTTTTGCAGTCTTGTGGGTTTAGCGTATTTTCCGCTCGTAAGGGCGCGGGTTCTATCAAAAACGGCATTAACTGGCTTCAGGGCATGGAGCTTGTTATTTCGCCGGATTGTCCAATAACTGCTGAAGAGGTCCGAGACTATAAATGGCACACCGACCCAAACGGTAAACCGCTTCCGCTTCCTGCTCCCGGACAAGTTGACCACTGTATTGACGCAATTCGATACGCGGTTGAAGAGGAATCGCTAACCTCTCATGCTCAAGATGAGCAAGACGTGCTTTACATTTAGGGGCTTGAGATGCGGTTTCCAACACTCTTTAGACAAAAGGCGGCACCAGAGCGGAGCATTGCTGATGCGCCCGTTCAACCTGACGTTTTTTACCTGAACAGTGAAACCGGCGTTGCTATTCTACGTGCTGATGATTATGTTAGTATGGAAAACGCACTCCGCCATCCTATCATCTACCGCGCGTTGCAGAAAATTGCTGAAGCTGTTCAGCAGGTCCGTTGGATTACTGAAGTTGATCCTTACGCTCCAGCTTCGGACAGAGCGGGCAAATCGCGCGTTATCACAGAAATTCAAAGTCTGCTAGATCATCCTAATCCTGATCTGACCGCTGCGCAACTTCGCTACTGGCTGGCCCTGAACTATGCTGGATACGGGAGAGTTGCATTCAAGTTGGCGTTTAGCGCCGTACACCCAGAGCGCGCCACGGGGATTTATCCCCTTGAGTCCAAACTGGTCCAAGTTAAGTTGAACGAGCGCGGTATCGTATCTGCGTATATCTACGGGCTTGGTGTAGAGGCTAAAGAATGGCCTTCTCGCGTCACCTGGAAGCCGGGGGCCAAGGATGGCTTCGTCGGGCAAATCTGGAAACCCGGTCTAAAGGGTTATCAGAACCGCGATGATGTTATTAGCCCGCTCCGCGCGATTGGGCTTCCTGCTGACGTGATTAAGCATCTTCTCATTCGCGCGATTAAGTCAGCCTCCGGGCACCCGAATGTGCGATACATGGTAACTTGCTCTAAAACACTGACAGCGCCGCAGCTTGAAGCCTTGAAGAAGCACTTGGCCGCCGATTCTGTAAGCGGCGGAGTAGGATCGGGTAGTGTTCCGGTTCTGCAGAATGCAGGTGACATTGAGATTCACAAGTTGGATAACGACTTGTCGGACATTCACAGCAAGGTGCCGAGCGACGATATGGCGCGGCTGATCTTCGGGGCCTTCGGAATCCCATTGGCTGTTAGCGGGATCGGCGCTTCTGATGCTGCTAAGTTTACCGGCAACTTCGGCGATAGCCGGTTGTCGTTTTGGCAGGATACAGTTTTACCGGCTTATATCGAGCCGATCTTTCAGGGCCTAAGCGCGCTACTTTGCCCTCCAGGAGTTCGCATTGTTGCCGATGTTGACTCTATCCCGACAATGGTCGAAGCGCGGATTAATGCCATGCGCTCTATATCGTTCGTTTCGTTTCTTACGACTAATGAAAAGCGTCAGCTTTTCGGATGGAAAGCGACAACAGAGTTACCAGCCAGTCCGTTTAATACAGGCGCTGCCCAAGGGGCGGCTTCTGGTGAAACGGATGAAAGTGGTGCTCCAAATCAGGAAAATGCAAATGACCAGCAGACGGCTGTTTAAGAAAGAAGCTCCAGCCCGTCGCCAAAGGCTGGACCTCAAGTATGTTCCTGCGAGCGCCGACGAAATTCAGGCTGTTCTCGCTATCAAGGCAATCGGCGACACGCTGCCGGAAGGCTATGTCGCAGGATGGGCGTCAACTCCTGATCTGGACCTTTACCGGCATGTCGTTGTGCCCGGCGCGTTTAACGCTTCGATTCAATCCAAGGGCTTGACGGGGCCGAAAGGCATCAAGCTGTTGATCGGTCACGACCGCGACCGCGTAGCCGGAGCTATCCGGGTTCTTGAGACAAGGGGCCAAAGCCTTTGGATCGAATCCGAACTGAACATGAAAATCAGCTACGTCCGCGATGCTTACGAAGCGGCAATGATGGTCGGAGGGTTTAGCTTCTCCGTTGGCTTCTATCTTGAAGAGTACGAGTTTAAGATTGATGCCAACAAAGAAGAATATCTCCAGATCAACAAGGGCGAGCTGGAAGAAGTCTCTATCGTGCCGTTCCCGGGCAACCCCGAGGCCGTTATGACCTACATGAAGGAGATGCCCGACGATGGCATTTACTCAACGATGGCAGAGCTCGAAAAGGCGCTGGTCGCCGATGGGCTCGTCAAAAGCCGAAACGCGGCAGCGCGCTTGACCCGTGCGGTCAAGCTGAACTACAAGCTGTTCGAGCCGGTTGCGGAGCGTCCCGCCCTTGTGGCGAAAGAAAAAATTGCAGCTCTGTCCACCTTGATCGGTGATTTGAAGGGCCTGTTTTAACCACGCACTCGGAGATTAACCATGCGTAAGCAAGAACTTAAGATCGGCGCTTTCCTGAAGAAGGATGCTCCGGGCGATCGTCTTCAGCAAGATGCTGCTGTTGAAGCTCTGACCAAAGACCTCGGCGATGCCGTAGCGTTGATGAAGACGTTCAAGGGCAACTTTGACGCGCAAGCTATCGAGTTAACCAGCCTGAAGTCGAAGCTGTCTAATGGCGTTGCGCCCGATGGCGAGACCGCTTCCAAGATCAACAAGGCGGCAACGGAGGCCGCCGATGCGCTGGCAAAGCTGCAAGCGTGTGAAGCGGCTATCGACTCGATCAAGAAGAACATGGACAGTCCTCTCTACAAGGGCGGCGGCGAGCTTATTGACTCTGACCGCAAAGCTGCTATCGAACTTCAGCGCCGGACCCATCTTTTCAAAGGTGGTATTGGTGAAGAGTTTCGGGAAGACCTCGACAACTTGGTGAATCCTGCCGACTATCGTTCGGCGGTCCGCAAGCTGATGAAAGTCGGCCTGGAAACGAAGTCCAAGATCGTGCGCGACTTTACCGACGGTGAGCGCAAAGCGTTCGATGCCGCTTCGCTGGACGCGGCTTTCTTCTCGCCTGAGATGCTCGGGATTGAAGTTGACTGTAACATCGAATGCGCCTCGTTGCTCGATCTTTACGAGACGGTCAATGTTTCGCGCTCGACGTTCATGTATCCGCGTGTCGAATCGTATGGTGACATCGGCAAGTATGACTGCGATGCGAAGTGCGACGCCGAGTATGGCCCCGAAGGTAACATTCGGTGGCTGAACGGTAATACCTACGACTATCGCGGCGTCTTCTGTTTCCAGCGTGATACGCTTCGTGAAGCCAACTACGACTTTCTCGGCTTTATGATGCGCGCAGCCGCTCGGTCCTACCGGATCAACCGGAACGCGGCGCTCATCACTGGCGACGGCATTAACGAACCGTTGGGCTGGCTGACTGCGGACTGTTTCACCAAGGTTAAGACGCCTGCTCAGAACCCACGTCACACCGACCTGCGTCAGTTTATGGCCTCAGCCCCTGTGGAGTATGGTGACGTTACCGCTATCATGCACCAGAACACGTTCGCTTACTTTGCTTCGATGGTGGACAACTCGGGTCGGTTCTTGTTCGGCGATGGTCTGATGGGCTTTGGCCCGAGCGATGTTCGCGACCGTGTGCGAATCTCTAACTGTCTGCCTGACCCAACTAACGGCGGAACTTTGGGCTCGACCCTTGCTCCGTTTGCGGCTGGTTCGTTCATCATGGCGGCGGGCGTGTGGCCGATGGCTTACGCGGCAGTCAATCACCGCCCCATGTTCATGGAACAGTACGAAGGCGGCTCCACCGCTTGGTGCGTCAAGTACCAGTTCGGCGCGAAAGACGGCGGCTTTGTTATGTGCTGCCCTGCGGCTCGGACGCTGGTCTCCGGCCCGTAAACAATCTCGGGTAACTCCGTGATGACGCGCGGGGAGATAAGTCTCCCCGCTTCCTATCAACCCTCCTAATGGAGAACCAAGATGCCTGTTCAAAGTAATCCCGCAATCCAAAACGTCCCGAGCATCGCTTGGGATGGAACTGTTGCTTTTTCGGCTGACATTCGCCCGTTTATTCGCTTCGGCTGGTCTTTCCAGATCGCGGGCGTTATCGCAGTCGATGCGGTGTTCCGTGTTCAAGCGGCTCCGCCGTCTCCGGCAAACAATTGCCTGCCCGGAACTTTCGTTGACGTTCTTGCCGTTCCCATGTGCGACGAAAACCTGCTCCCCGGCGCGCTGGCCACCGTTACGATTCCGGCTGGCACTCCGGTTGGTTCTATCTGTTCGGCTACGATCCCGTGCCGCCCGGATGCCTTTGTTCGGCTTGTAGCGGTATCCGGTTCGACCCCGAACGTCCGCGCGATGCTTGTTCGCCAAGGCCCGCGCAACTAAGATGAGGAACCTAATAGCAGGGCCTCTTAAAGCGCGCCGTGGCCAGACGGTGCGCTTTACCGCCTCACTCCGAAAAGGCATGAAAGTTGCTTTCTGTGAAGTATACTCAGCTGTTGGCGATTATCAACCGTCGCCGTTCACGCCGATAGCCAAGGTACAACTCGTAAGCAAGGAGCCAAGAATGCTGGCCGCTACTACTCTTCGCCTTAGTCTACAAATCCCCGCGCGTGAGCTGGAGATAGTCGCTGACGAAGATTGTAAGTTTTACTTCATGCAGGAAGTGGACGTTAAAGGCGATCCGCTCGTAAAAGGGAAGATAAGAATTAATGGAAAGTTCAATGCCCTACGTTTATCGGCGCTCGGATGGTGCCGTCGAATCTTTGGACGGTGACTTTGCGGTAACAATGAAGTATTTTACCGGCGTTATTGAAAATGTTAAGTTTTTTACTTATCGGCCAAATATCATAAAGCCTGAAATGCGTATCGAGTGGAATGAATCGGATAAGCTGTGTCTTTTCGATTCCGATATTGCAAGCGGCCTGATCCATATGAACTACGCGCGTTGGCCGACTGATGAAGAAATCCAGTGGGCAAACGAAACCTTGGCCCCTGCGCCTGCCCCTGCGCCTGCGCCTGCCCCGGTCCCTGTCCCTGTGCCTGCGCCTGCTGCCCCGGTCAAGCCTGCTGCCCCTGCCCCTGCCCCTGCCCCTGCCAAGCCTGCCAAGCCCGCGCCTGATCCTTCGCAGACTGCCGCGCCGTGGCTTACGGGGCAACTCAATGACACGCTGTCATCGTCCGAGCCATTCGGCAACGACGTTCCTGAAAAGAAAGGATAACCTCGATGTCTCGCCTGACCTGTCGACCGGCCTGTCCGGTAAACCCCGCTGTCGTTCGCGTTAGCGCGCCGTGCTTCATTTGCACGCCGTAGAGTAAGCGCGCCTAGATTAACTAGCCCTGCCTTCGGGCAGGGCCACCTACAACCGGAGGCCACCGATCATGCTTTACTTCACTGCCGAGGCTCGGGACGGTATTTCCGGAGCCAATGGCAACTTGTGCGGAACTTGTTGCTGCGTTGCGCTTAGCCTCCGTCCGGGTGAAACAAACCTCGTGACGGTAAATTACGCGCCGTGGTCTGTCCCTATCGGATTTCCTGGCATCGTTCCAACGTTTCAGTTCGACATTAAGCTGAATGATGAGAATTGCCCGACCGGGCCGATTGATGGCTTCGCGCCGCCACAGAACACCAATTATCAGGCGCCTAATACTCCCGTAAACACTCCGGTCAACATGAGTGTCGCCACCAATTTGACGCCCGCGCTTAATTCTTTTACATACGAAATTCTGCCGCTTTGGGGTCCATATAAAGGGCAGGTAACTCAGCCCGGCGGAAACACGAGCCCCAACCTTCTCTATACCCCGAACAGCGGATTCCAAGGTTGGGACGTTACGTGGGTTAAAGTAACGGATGCGCAAGGGCGCTCTGTTGTTCGGTCGGTTGTTTGGAGCGTCGGTCTGACTCTCGGCTTGCCGCCGCGTGAGTATACCGCGCTTGTCCCGTTCATCGACCTCACCAAGGTCTATACCGATCAGCACTTTCAAACTGTTCGCTTTGCTATCACAATGCCGCTTTCTTGCCGCGCTTGCGACGAGTATCGGCTGACGATAAAGCAACCGGCAAACGACTGTGATCGGAATCAGTTTTTTCACTTGTCATGCTATGACATTCGGTGTAAGTCCTGCTTCTAAACTTAGGCGGAGGGGTATAACTATGCTAAAAGAAATCGCCTCTCGCCCGGTGGATAAGCTGCGGGAAATGACTGGAGTTTCTTTTGATCTAGAGCAAATTTTGTCTCTGGACCTTGTTCGCGAGCATACAAAAACCGACGACATAATTTCGGTATCAGACGCTCAACTTCAACTGTATCGCCGCGCTGCGATACAGGCCGCTGAGAAGTATACGGGAATGTTTTTTACCGGACAGCGCGTAATGCAAGAACTCGTAACCTACCCCGGCAGCTTTTGGAACAGCGCCAACTACTTTTTCGAGCACACAGCAAAGTATCCGTTTGCTCAGCCCTTTGCCTATCTTTATGGCGACACGTCGCGCGGAATCGAGCAAGTTCCGGTAGCCGTGGGTTCCAGAACGGTGCGCCTGACTAATCATCCCGGCGATTTCGGGGCAGGATGCTGCAATCCTTGCAAGCAACCAAGCCAGCCCATGCTTCAGTATACGGCTGGATTTTCTTGCGAAAATGATATTCCAGCGGCTATTGCTCTTGGCGCGTTGAAATATATAACGCATGTAATCGAAAATCCGGGTGATGTCGTTATCGCGGTAACTCCCTCTGGTTCACCAAACAACCGCGGAGTTAGCATCACAGAGGCCGCTAACCCGGCGCTGGCCTCCGGTGCCATCGACATTTGGCGGAGCGCGGTGGACCATGCTATATAAAAAGAGTCTTGCTACGCTAAAGCACCGGATTACGCTTTGCCGACAGGAAGATGTTGTCGTGTCGCCGAGCGAGTTTAGATTGGCTCGCAAAGAAGCAGCAAGTTTTTGGGCAGAGGTCTTGCCTGTTCGGGCGTCAGCGTTTAGCCCTAACGGCGCCGCGATGAACGAAGCGCGGTCGATATTGACGCACCGGATAAAAATTCGGTATCAATATAATCTGAACGTAAGCGTAATGGCTTGGATTTATGAAGCTCGTCTGAAAAGTTCTGCGCGGTGGTTTAAGATACTTAAAATTACCCAGACCGAAAATAAAGACTTTGAGTATCTGATCTTTGACTGTCGCCTTGTTGAGCGCGGCGATGATATTGTCGCACCGAGTAACGGCCCGGCTGTTGGCCTACCTACTGGAGTTCGGTTGTGATCCGGCTAATCTTCAGACCTTGGGGAATCTTCTTTGCAAGAAAAGACTTGCGGGTAGTTGCCTTCTGGTTAGCGCGAGTCGCCCAGAACTCGGAGCGCGTCTTTAAGCGCGGTATGCGCGGCGGTCACTCGGGCAAAATATACTATCGGAGCGGGAGGTATCATCAAGCATCGGCACGGGGCGAATACCCCGCTGTTGAAACAGGGCGCTTGATTGCATCAATGCGGGCTCACAGCACGCTTAATGAAGCCCAAATTGGAACTAACATGCCTTACTCTCGTTGGCTTCGGACGGGCACTAAACATATGGCACGGCGTAAAATGTCCCATAATGCACTTCGTGAAGGTCGGGCACTTTCAGGATCGCTGGGAAGGTGGGTTAAATGGCAACGTTAAAACAGCCCGTTCTGATTGCCCTCGCTTCGGCGATTGCAGAATGGTTTCCCGATCTTGGTGGCCGAGCCTTTGCTGTCAGCGAAGTCGATCCGTTCGACAAGCAAACTAACGTCCCAACGCTTCCTGTCGCCGTTGTCGCGCTGCTCACCGAACAGGGAACGCAGGGCCGACACGGTGGCCAACGTATCACGCTGGCGTCTCAGATCGTGTTGCAGTTCATCTTTGAGCCGCTAAAGTATAAGCGCGACGATGGTTCAGACACGCCGTTCTTTGCGTTCTATGACTACGAAGGGGTTAGAGATCGACTTCTTTCTAACCTCGTCAAATGGCGAACGCCAGGAAACGGGGCTATCACCTATCAAACGATGGACGTTGAAAGCGATGAGTTTGCAGTCTATATCGCTTTCCGCTTGATCGTCAACGAAGAATGGTGTCCAATCGAATTGGAAAGCGATGAAGAACCATACAAGTTTACAGTGTGGTCAACCTTAACGCCCGGTAAACCAGACCCCGAGTGTTGCGACTGCCCCGAGGAAGAACCTAAGAAACCCTGCTAACCGGAGACCGGCTATGCCACAAAAAATTAACGTAAAAGCGAAGCCTGATAGGGTCGCGCGGGTTTCTCCTCGCGGTGAAATGATCCCGTCTGATCGCTTTATCTCAGTTCAAGTGACGCCGTATATCTTGCGGCTTCTCAACCATCACGAAGACTTGATCCAAGAATCGCAACCGCCTGCGCCGTCCGCGCCTGCTTCAGCTAAGAAGGAATAACACAATGGCACTTGATGCTCTCCGCGACGGTTTTGTTCGTCTTTGCTTTGATCCAAGCCTTAACGTCTTGGGAACGAGCTGCCGCCTAGTTTTGGAAGGCCAGCGCATGAACGCCGGCCTCGCTCCGTTCAATCAGTTGGTAAAGATCACCTCTACTGCGGACATAGATGTTATGTTCGGCGTTGGCGGGGCGCTGTCCGAGTCGCTAAAAGTTGCCATGAACTGTTGCGGCAATGACGCGGTTGAGATCTTTGCTCTCCCACGTCCTAATCCTTTGGGCGCGCTTGTCGCAGCGTACACGCTTACGATTGGAGGTGGTCCTGCGACTTCTCCGGGGCGGATTGACCTCTACATGGGAGCTGGCCGGTACAATATCAGCGTCGAGGTTGAAGCCGGTCAAACCAATACACAGATTGCCGCTGCAATCGACGCGGCGATTTCTATTTACTTCCCTTATACCGCCACAAACGCGGCGGGAGTTGTTACTCTTACTGCCAAGAATGGCGGCGTTATTGGAAACAATCTCGTCGTAATCAACAACTGGCACGGGCGCAATAACTACGCTCCTGGAGGAATTACAGTTGCGTTCGCGCAGACTGTTGTTGGTGTGGGATCAATACTGGCCTCTGATTACGCGACTGCACTCGGTGATTGCTGCGTCTGCTGCTTGGCCCTGCTTACGGACGGAACTGTTGCTCAAACCGGGTTTATCGAATATCTTGACGAAGCGTGGTCCTGCGACAAGCCTCAGTGTTTCGGGCACGGTTACACCTACAATAGCGGCAGTCTGGGTCAAATTCTCGCGAGCGATACAAACTCCGCAACGATCTCGCGGCTGGCTCACTGTCCAGAAGATCCGATTCTCCCCTACCTCAAAGTCGCCGCCTACGCGGCGAAAAGCTGCTGCCTTACGCAAGACAATCCTGAGATTAGCATCCAAGGCCCGAACTTTGGTGTTCTCGATTGTTTGTCGCAGCCTGAATCTTGCTCGTCTTGCTGGACCTTTGACGAACAGAATCAACTTCGCGACAGCGGCTTTGTCGTCACCGTTCCCGTGGCCGGTGGTCAAGGTCGTCTCACTTCGCCGATGATTACCAACGACATCACCAATAACCGCTTCGATGCAGAAGGGCGCGAGAATTTGACGTTCCAAGATGTCAGCTCGCGGCGTCTTGCTACACGAACGGCAATTTTGATTGCGGAGCAGCTTCAGCAGTTTAACGGCCTCGGCTACTACACGGATGGAACAAACATTCGTGAAGGTGCAAGAGGCGTTAACCGCCGGATGATGCTCGGGGTCATGCGCGCATGGGCGAAGAGTCAAGTCGGGCTACTGTTCTCTGAGTTCGACAATCTAAACGAAGAGCTTACCATCGTAGACGACTTCCAGATTGCACCTCGTTGCCGAGGTATTCCCGGTAAGCTGTTCATGAATATGATCTATCGTCCGCCGGTTCGGATCAAGCAGATCGTCGTCAATGCCCAACCGAAACTTCTAAACAACTGCTAAGCGTTGGCCTCCGGCTCGCGTATCGCGCGGGCCGGTATCTCTTCAACAGCCATCTAAAGGAGAATTGTCATGGCTGACTGCGACAACCAGATTGGCGTCAGGAACATTCTGATCCGATTTACCGACTGCGATTCGAACGCGGTTTACGGTCCATTTTCGCACGAGTTGTCTGGCAGCGAGCAGCCGACTTATCGTCTGTGCGAATTTTCAAACGAAGCGCTTCCGGGTGGGTACGTGCGGCGAACCCGTGGCACTAACCAGATCAGCGTTATGGTTGTTCGCAATCTCGGTATTCCGCTGGCGCTGTACCAAGGCTGTGGTTCGATGGACATCACCATCGAGCACTTTAACGGAATGGTTGTCACCGGGCTGTCGGGGACTTCAACCGGCGAAGAAAGTTCTGACGGCCACGATGTCACGATTACTGCTGCGTTCAAAGAAATCGACGAGCTTCTTCCGAGTACGGCGGTTAGGCAAGCCGCTTAAGGACGCCTCTGCCTGACTGGCCTCTGGCAGAGGACTAATCGCCGCTCGGCTATCCTGCGGGCTGAGCGGCGGTGTCAATTTCACGCAGGGGCAACCGCAGGAGAAATAGGCTATGCCTAAAAAGATCGAGTTTACCGATACCGTGAAGTTCGGCGATAAGATCGTCGATGAAATCGAAATACACCCGCTATTTTTTGTTGAACTTGCGGCGATGAGTTCAAAAATGATAGGCAGCAAAAAGCCGCTTCAGGTTTTGCAGCGCGAACGTATCCGCAAACAAGTCCACTTCAAGGTTGCGGGCGAGCGCCTTATGCCTGACGATGCAAATCTTTTGGCCCTGCCGGTGGCCACCGCTAGGCTAATCCTCGATGACCTTGATACAGAGCAGGGCGAGATAGGTAGCTTAATTCTTGAGGGCGACGGGGTTAGCACTCCGCTTGTCTACCGGCTTGGAACGGCGCTTAAAATGAAAGATTCTAAAGGCGACACTATCGTTATCCAAGACCTAGAGTTTTTGGCTGCGACTTATGGTGAGATTGAAGATGTTCTCGCCTGCGAAAACGAGATAACGCGGTCGCTCGAACTGTTGCGCAGCGTAGCAAAGCCTTTGGACGCTCCATCGCTTATGCGCCTGCCCGGCTGGGCAATCGACAAGATCACAAACCTCGACGGTGTTGGGATCATCCAGAAAGTCGCACCGGCTTTTTGAAAGCCGCTACTAACGTTGCGGATACGGTTGCTGAGCACTGCTATTACTCGTCGCCTATCCAAGATGTTAGGAACTTGCCTCTTAAAGTGCTCGCTGTGAGACTATCGGCATTTCATCGTTTGCTGAAAAAGATCACAGCGGCTAATAACAAAGGTAAGAGCGGAGCCGGATCAAAACAAAATCGTAAAAGGGTGAGATAAAGACATGGTTACGTATGTCGAGCAGGCCATCCTTAGAGTAACCGATCAGTCAACGCGGCAGATCAACAATGTTAACCGGTCTCTTGCGGCGCTTTTTCGCACCGCAAGGGCCGGCGCTGGTATTCGCAACATTAATATCACTTTCAATCTTCGTAATATTAACCAAACCATCGCAAAAGTTCAACAACTGGATCGGCTTCTTCGCGGCTTGAGCCGGCGTATGCCTCCGATAGGCCCCGGATGGGGCGGCGGGGGCGGAGCAGGCGGTGGAGCCGGTGGTGGCGGAAATCGCGGCGCCGGTGGTAGAACCGGCAACAATCGGTATGACTTCGGGCCGGGGTTTACGGGCGGCGTGATGGCTGGCCCTATCCTTGACCCTTTCACTCTTGGTCGGATGCTTTCTTATATTGTTGTCGGACAACTGTATATGCAAGCGAGCAATGTAGTCATTTCCGGGGCGCAGTCTGCCCTTACCGCTCAAGCTCTTACTACTACGCAAAACTTGACTCTGGCCCCCGCGAATATTCCGCTTGTGAACGCGGCGGCGGTGGCAGCTTTGACGCAGGTTGAAGGGCTGTCAATAAACGATCTAACAAAACTCTATTCCAACATAGCGTTGTCTATACCTGCGGCAGGCCCAAACTTTGCCCGAATTGCACTAGCTGCGGCTCAAGCGGAAGAAAGAATTTACGCAGTCACTCCTGATCGGGCTGAAAGCGCCACAAGTATTCTTGCTAAAGTTCTTGAGTTTGCACAGATCAGTGAAGACCCTGCGCGGGCAGAAGCTATTATGCGCGGCTATGCCGCCGGTATCGGAGCAACCGGGGCTACGTTTAGCCCCGAGTCGTTTCTAGCTGCTCTGCGGGTTAGCGGCACTGCCCTAACACTTGACGAGCAGGGTATCTTTAACTTTATGCTCGCGTTTGACGAAGGCGGTCGGCGTGTCGGTGATAATACAAACAGGATGCTTACGGCGCTAACTCAAGAAGCCGGAGTTTCGCAAGCTCAAACAGATATGCTGACTGCCTCTGGTATTATCGGGCCGAATGGTAGACCCGTCCAAGAGGAACTGCTGCTTGCTAATCAACAGGCTTGGGTTCAGGCAGTTATTCGCCCGCTACTTCTTGCGCAAGGCGTTGATCCTACTGATAATATTGCTGTTCGGATAGCCCTTCAAGAAATGGGCTTTGTTACGCGTGAAATGCGGCAAGTAGCCCAAGAAATTGCTGCGGGAGAAGAACGTTATTTTTCAGCGTGGCAAGCTGCGCAGTCGGGTATGGTTAACGCCGTCACAGGCTCTCAACGTGATCTTGGTCAATCACTTCGAAATCTTTTTGCTTCTTTTAGCACCATGTCGGTCGATACGCTTGTGCCTTTATTCGAACGCTTGGCTGGTCCGGTTGATCGACTGGCGAACTGGATGGAAAGTTTTTACGGTCCAGCAAAGTCGCTTAGTGGTGAGTTTGCTAAACTTTCTGAAAGAACGCAGCAAGTATCGGCTGCTGTCGCGGGTCTAGTCCTTGGTTTTTGGACAATAAAATCGGCTATCTTCGGCTTGCGTCTTCTCGGCTTTATAACGGGCGCTTCTATGATCGGTAGGGCGGCTGCCGGAGGCGCCGCAACGCTCGCTGGAACAGGCCCGTTGATCGGGGCGCTTGCTATTAATACCGGCGCCACGAAGGCTAATACTGCGATGCTTCTCGCCTGCGGTTGCGGCGGAACTGGCGGAGTCCCGCCGGTCGTTCCTCCCGGTGGCCAACCTCCTCGTCGCTGGTGGAGCTTTCTTCCTGCGATTGGTGGTTGGACTGCCGGAATAGCTGCGGCACTTTACGCTACTCCGGTCGGGTTAGGTTCTGATCGCCCGAGAACTGCGCTTGAGGCCCGGTGGGATGATATACGGCGCCGAGGCAGACCCTCGCTTTCTCCTGCGGCTGAAGAGGCTCAAAAGCGTCGGCAGGATATGGAAGCGTTAATGAAGCCGCTTGTCGCAAGCGCTGCGGAGATAATCGCAGCATCCGCAGTTCCTGGAGGGATGGCTGATCTTCCTGTTGACGGCGCCGCGCCCGACACAATAGCGGCTGTCGCTTCTGCTATGGTTAGGCTCCGTGATTGGGCAGTGACTGATTATTCAGAGATGGTTATGGAAAGTAACCGCAAAATAACAGCGGCTCTGTTTGATGACAGAAAAGATGCTATTGATACCTACCAAACCGGGCGTGAAGCGTTTGTTAACCGAGCGCCTATTGACGGTATCAGTCTTTTCACGGCCATCTTTAGAGAGCTAACCGGCCATGAATCGGCGCCCGCTACTCCGTCTTCTGCCGCTTCTTTTGACCCTTCTCGCCAACCGCCGATGTCGTTTCCAAACGCGGCTGACATTGCTGATCGCTTTGCTCATACACCGTCTCTTGATTTGGCGCGTATATATGGCTCCGTGTTTAGAGAAGTAACAGGTCAGTCGCAGGGCCTTTACGGAACTAATAACACGGCGGACACTTTTGCTGATGTGTTCAGCCAGTCGGCGTTCGAGCTTATGCAGGTTGGTCCTACCATTGAAAACGCGGCGGCGCAATTTGGCCCTATCGCCGGGCAAGGGATGCTTTCGTCTGCCGCGCAGTTCGGAGCGATTGCTGGCGCGGCTGCTGCCGCTGCTATGGGCGGCGTAACGATAACCGCCCGCGCTCCCGCGACTCCTGACCCCGCCGTTAATCTCGGCGGTAGCGGACCTTTCTAGAATAGGACAAGACTATGGCCGAAGCTTGTTACAATGAACCTTACCTTCCCGCAAGCTTTAAGTTTGTCCCTTTCCTTGCGCTAGAGGCAGACTCTGAGCACGGAAGACGCGGTGCCGAAGGTGAGTTTCCGTTTGGTGAACAAACTGGATATGCTGATCTCGGTCGTCGCATAAGAAAGTATAATCTTAAGGGGCGGCTGGCAACTAACAACCACAATATTCTAGCTGCCGCCCTAATTGCCGTTTGTGAACTGCCCGGCCCGGGAATTCTTGTTCACCCTACGCGCGGCGTAGTCAGAGCTGCCTGCACAAGGCTTGTCGTTTCCGACAAGATGGAAGAAGAAGGCGGCGTTACCTATCTTGACCTGCAATTTGTCGAAGCAAACGAATGGCCCAATGGCTTTTCGTTTCTTGGGCAACTGCTCGGCCTTGTGCTCGGCCCTATAATTGGGGCAAGTAGGGAAAACTTTACTTCACGATTCGCCCCTAACGCTGTCCAACCTTTTCGCAAACAAGCGGTTGTATCGGCGGCGCAGGGTCAAGTCAATAATATTATGAACGAGTATCTACTGGCAACCGTTCCAGGGCAAACCCGCAACCGTTATGTTTACGATCTAGAGACGGTCGTGCTCGACGGGGCGCTGGCCTCCGACGTTGAAATTACTGACCGCGCGCTCGCGGTTGGTATGCAGCTTCTGGCCAGCAACCTAACGGAGGCCAACCAGTTTGCCGCTTTTCGGAGGCTGGCTAACGGAGCCGCTCTTCAATCAACTTTTGCTGCTCCGGCGTCCGATGCAGAAGACGCAATCTATTCTAACGTCAGAATTATAGCTGCGGCCTATATGGCGCAGGGTTCGTTTCAAACACCGTCACTACGTTCGTCTGAAATTTTTGAGCAGATTGATGCAATAGAAACGATCTTGCTTGGAGAGATGGCCTATGCCAGTCGTATATGCGAGAACAAACTATTTATCGCTCTTTCCCAATTCAAGACCGAAGTTACCGCTGCCTTGTACGATAAGGCATACAACGCTCCCGGATTTACAGAATTTAACTTTTCGGGATCGGTCCATCCGCTTACCGCCGCATATTCAGTTTACGGGGACGCTAAGCGGCATCGTGAAATCGAAGCTTTGAACGTTGTAACTACGGCAGGTCGCGTTGGCCCCCGAGTTGTGGCGGTGCGCTGATGGTAGTAGTTAGAATCTTTATTGACCGCAAAGAGTTGGTTGGCTATACAGAAATGAGGCTTAAGCGGTCTAAAGCTAACATGACAGGCGAGCTTACTGTCTCTATATTTATGGGATGGTTGCCCGAGGCCCCCTTTCTGAAAGATGCGTCTAAAGGTCGTGAAATCCTCGTCTATGTCGGAGGTAAGTTAGCCTTTACCGGAATCGTTGATCGGCGGCGCGATACTGCCGCGCAGTCTGGCGAACCTGGAACAACTGGCGATTCGGAAGGTTCGTCAAATCTGTCTATTGGTCCAAACGAATACACGGTGCGTTTGACCTGTCGCGGTAAGACGAAATATCTGGTCGATAGCAGTCACGGGCACCCGACCGGAACAATGCTGCGCCCTACAACGCGCTCTGTCTTCGACGCGCTTGTTACACCGTGGGAAATTGAAATTGACTGGGAAGCTTCTACTGACCAGTTGGATAAAGTGCGGTTCAGAGACGGCGGTATAATCTCCCAAGAACTTTATCGTGTTGCTGAGGCAACATCGCTTTATATGTATGAAACCCGCGAGGGAAAACTGCGTGTTACAGACGGACCCAGAACCGTTATTGGCGAAGATATTGTTTTGGGCAGAAACATTTTATCGTTTAGCACAGAGCAGGCAGAAGATTTAGAGCGCGCTCTAGTTGTAGTTAAAGGTCAGAAGATCGCTAAAGAGGTCTGGGGTGACGCGGCTGTAATCAAAACGATTGCCGCTTCAACGATACCGGATACGACCGCCGTTAGCCGAACTGTTGTTCAACTTTACGGCGACGCTACACCTGAGCTGCTTAACAAGCGTATTCAGTACGAGGCTAACCGGCGTAGCGCTGCCAGTCGTAAGATCGAGCTGACTGTATTCCACCTCCAGCAGTCAACAGGTGAACCCTGGGATCTGGGAACGCTGCATAACGTTTCTATTCCACCGGCAGGCGTTAGCGGCAGCTTTGAAGTTACTGATCTGGAGTATATCGTAACCGCCGATAAAACGCTTGAAACTAAACTGACACTATCGCCGCCGCCGTCTAGGTTTCAAAGTCAAACAGGTGCGGGGACCGGGCTTGACGCTAACGGTAAAATTCTGTCCGGCGTGAATGATAACAGTGGCGGTGCGCCGCTTTTAGAAGCGCCCGGTGAATGGCGAAACGAGTATCCAGAAACGCGCCCCGGCTACATAGCCGATCTAGAGCAGTACAAGGCTGGGGTTCAACCCGATCTTTTTGACCAGGAGTCGATTCTTTCCGGAGTACCTTCAAATAACCCGCCGCCCGTATCATTACCGCCTACGGCAGGGCCACAGTGACTAATTCCATCGTAAGAGGCCAGCATGGATACCGAAACAAAACAGCAGATCGCAGATTTTATGTCCGACTTTCCCGGGCTTAGTAGAGTCCCGTCAACGTTTCTTACGCGTCTCCATCAGGCCAAAGGAAGAGTTGTGACTAAGGAAAGTCTTTGCTACGCGATTGAAGATGTTACAGGGATTCCGCGCTCGCCGGAATATCTTAATAGCTGCGCAAGACAAGTTAATAAGGCGCTTAAAGAGAAGGGGCGTGTTGTTGCCGCTTACGGGGTCGGTTATAGGCTTGTCTGGAACAACGAAGAAAAGAGTTGGATATGACAAGCTTCATTCCGTATTCTTCTAGAACACGCGATATCCAAGACCTCGTAGAGCGCGGAGTTTGGGGCTCGCTCGTTTACGTCCCCGGCGCGGGGGCCAGCATGTCGGTTCGAGGAACCGGCACCCTCGACGAAGAAGTGCCGCTGCTTAACCTTGGCTACGGCTTTAACCTCCCTGCTGACAGCGATGCCGAAATGGTTATGCTGTCTTTGGGTTCTGATGTTAACGATAAGGTTGTGATTGCAACGATTCCGCGCGGGCTACAGCATCAATGGGGAGAAGGGCAGGGTGGCGTTCAACACCCCACGGACCCCGCAAGAAGGATAGAGTTTAATGCCGACGAAACATTCCTTACAGACGGAAATTACGTCCTCGGCCCCAACAGGTCGATCACGCTTGGAATCGTTGGCGACAACGCCACGTTCAACCTTGCGGGCGGAGGCACGATTAACATCGCGGCAGACGGCGAAGTTACGATTGGCGGTAACGTCTCTATTAGTGTCTCTGGTAATGCCACGGTGGCCATCGGCGGATCAGCCGATATCTCGGCGGGAGGAGCCTTGACAATCGCCGCTGCATCTGTTGATATAACAAGCGGGGCGCTTCGGCACAATGGCGTCAACGTGGGCAGTACCCATACCCACGGCGGCGTATTTCCGGGCGGTAGCAATACAGGAGGCCCTAGCTAATGGCTATCTGCTCTGTTCCAGCCGCAACCCGCAGGAAGCTGTTCTGGGCGACACAGCCGGACGCCTGCGGTTCTGACGAAATCTGCGGAGCCGACTGCGGTTCCCCCGGACTGTCTTTTATTAATTCGCCAGATGGAAAAACAATTAGCACCGTCGGTTGGCTTCGCGGCCTTGTGATAAATATGCTAATGACTGATGGGAAGTTGACCGACTCGGAGTGCGGCTATCGTCCTGGAAGTCAAGGAGGCCACTGGTCGGAAAGTTATATTGAATCCGGACCGGCTACCGTTGGAACACTAATGCGGGCTGTTCCAGCAACGGGCAGGATTAATGAAAACGTCAATATGATTGCCGCTATAGCAGAGTCAACTCTCCAGCGGCTAATTGCTCGCGGTGTTGCATCAAAAGTAGAAGTTACATCAAAGTATCTAGGTAACGGCAGAATGCAGCTCAGCATTACAATATTTGGTCGTGGAACCGAGAATGTTAATGTTGGAATAAATGCTGCGCGTCTAATCAACGGATGGGTGTGGAACTAGATATGACCTGTAAACTTGAACGCCCAGACCCACAGGCGCTCTTTAACAGATACCTTAATCTGTTTTCTAGCACAGTCCTCGGCGGTGCGTCTATTATACCCGAAAGCAATGAATGGTATGCCGCTTCTGTAAACTATGCGATTGCTGAACAGCTTTATGCCGTCGCAGAGCAGGCTTGGAAAGAGCGCGATCCCAGAGAAGCTTGCTGTGAAAATCTGCAAGAGCTGGCAGCGGCCAACGGGGTCTACCCGAGGCCCGCTGTCTTCGCCCAAGGTTACGTCAAATTGACTGGAACCGCCAATACTCCGCTACCGTCGCCGCTACAGTTTGCTATAGGTCTTCAAAACTTTATCACGGCAAGCGTCACTACGCAGCCGTCAGAAATAGGAGCTAACGGCACGGTTGTCATCCGTGTTAGAGCATTAGTAGCGGGTCCGGCAGGAAATACACCGGGGGCCACCGGCTCTATGACCACTGTCGTTGCCGGAGTTAGTGCCACTGTCCAAGTCTGCGGAGGTTCTTTTTGTAATGGCGCCGTAGCCGAAGAATGCGAAGCTTTTCGCGCGCGCTACCTTCGCCGTCTGCAATACAATCCAAGGGCAACGAATACTTGGATTATCGACAAGATTCTTGAGTGGCCTTGCGCGACTCGTGCCCTGCAAAGAGCTGGGAGCTGCTGCCGGTGCGCGGACAATCTTCCCGCAGATTGCGAAAATTGCGGTTGCAAGGATTGCGGCGGCAAAATGGAATTCTATGTCATGTTTGACAATTCCTTTCCCTGCGGAATTGCACCTCCTGGAGTTGTCGCTGAGATTCAACAATGGCTTTTCGGTTCGCCACAAGGTTACGGTCTGGGTCAGGTTGAGATTGGCATATGCGGAAGAGTTTTTGCAGTAAATCCGCTTCCGATTGATCTTTACATCGACATAGCCGACTGCATCTCAACCACACAGCGCACGGCTATCCAGAATCAGATTAGGGAGTTCTTCTCAACGATCAGTCCATCAATCCTTCTTAGCTCGCGGTCGATAGAAACGATAATCGCCGGTATCGTGGGAGCCGACAAAAACTTCTCCTCCCGCTTTGAACTGGTCGATCCGTTAGATGCGGTAAACACCTCCCTTTCTAGCTGCGACCTGGAACCAAACTGTGACTTCCTGCCCTGCGTAAGGAATATCTATATAAATCAAACGGGCTCTGGTGAAGGGGTCTGCTTATGACAACTGACGCAATGCTTTATCCCGGACCACTTCTTCTTGGTGTAGATGGGAACCGGCCTTTTAGCAGCCTTGCAAGTGATGAGTGCTGCCCCGATCCGCTCTGTATCCCCTTCTGCTCGACAGCCTGCTCTTTTATCGACATTCTGCCGACAGGGCCTATGTGGGACAGGCAAAAGATAGAGGCAACCGCTCGGCTTCAAGAGGGTGGGGATTACGACCCTTGTGCAACTTCTGTCTGCATAGTAGTCGAGGATTGCCCGTCGATGATTTCTTACGCGGTTTACGGCGCTCGCGTTCTTCACGACATGATCTCTAATATTCTGTGGCCGTCTATCCGGGAAGTGAACCCGGCCACCGCTGTCACGACTTTGGACGACTGGCTCGACCGTATGGGATGGGAAGATTGCTATCGCCAGCATTGCCCTTCACCTTTTATCGGCGAACTTTTCCCCTTTATACGCGATGAAGGCTGCGGTGTTGTTTACTGCGAGCAAAACTACCCCTTAGATTTTGAGTGTGCGCTCAAGTATAACATCTTGCAGGCGCTGACAAGAGCGAGCCGGGGCGTTATAAAGAACCTCGATGGGCTAAATTGGGTTATCTCTCCACTTGGCGCCGTGATTCGTCCGCTAACTCCCTATCCGGAAGATGTTCAAGAATACCTTGCCGGTAACTGTGAAGAAGCCGATGAGGGGCCTCCTTGTTTTTGCGAAGAAGTGCAACTAGAAATCTGCAACGTGGGGATGACAATCGCCGCGTGTCCGACCGCGAACGAACAGTGCGCCAAGACGAACCGAACGGTGGCCGCCGTTCAGCGGTATGTGTGCGGCGCGGAAATCGACGTTATGCTCTTTCCTGCTGTTATCGCAGCCGAGTGCATTGTTCGTTCTATCCTCAACAATAAGTGCCCCAATATAATCTCTCGATGCGCTGGCATCGCAACACCCTGACACATAGGAGCTCCCATGTCCGGCGTATTCCCAAATAGCGGCGTCCCTGCCAACGAGGCGCTTAACAGCACAAACGTTCCTTCTATGAACTGTGGGCCGGCTGGCGAACTGTTTCATAGCACATCTCGCTGTCAGCCGCGTTTTGATCCGGCTGCGGCGAACGCCGTCATGTCGGAAATTCTGAACGCCGTTAACTGCGGCGGGCTCGCATACGACTGCACTCGTCTGGATAACCTATGCCGGGCGATGACGAGCACCGTTGAAAACGCGCTGGAGGGCTGTCTTACCGCAACTTTCGAAGCCGAGCCGCTGCTGGAAAATCTTGAAGCGATACTCGGGCTTAACACGGTCGGCCCCTGCACACAGATTGCCCGCGTCAACAACGTCAGAGTTCAACTGCGCAGATTGTTTAATGAGTTCTTTGTCGAGTGCATTACCGGGAACATTCCCGATGTCGGTCAGACGTGCGGAACTATTAGCCAACTTGTTCTCATCAACGATGATGGTTGTCAGCGGATTGCCAGATACTCTGAAAGCGAGGCGCCCAGCGCCTCCGGATCTTTTGTCAATGTTGCAGCACATCTTCCTCCTAATACACAGGGATTTGTTATTCCAACCAACTTTGCAAATCCAACAAACTATTACGATCTTACCGATCTTCTCGCAGACGACAACCTCGGACTAGGTGTTCTAAACAACGCGCGTATTATTAACTCGCGGATGACCGTAATGACGTTTGAAAACGATTGTCAAAGAGTATACGACCTAACTTCCCGTTTCTTTTTGCAACAGCTAGCTACGGCGAACGACGCTTACCAAACGAGCACTCGCTTGTTTTGGAGATATCGCGTTGGGGTGGGGCCTTGGGTTTATGCACGAAGCGGGAACGGGCAGCTAAACGCGCTGGCAACCTTCAACGCGATTAACATTGTCCATATTATTGATGCAAGAATAAGCATCCCGCCCGGCGCAATAACTCTAGAGGTTTTCTTTGTCGGGAATCAACTTAGCCAGCCCATCCCTCGCGCAGCGATCCTTGCCAATACGTTTCCGGCCACCGGAGGGCCGTCTGCTGGACAACCCGGCTGGTTCCTTCGTCCCGGCCTGTAAGGAGTAGCAAAGATGCCCGGAATCATTCCAACGCTTGCGCAAGGTGCCATAACAGTCCGAGGCACGGACGGAGTTTGTCTTGCGCCCGCCGGGGTCTCTAACGACTATTGCCCCCCGGCGCTCTTTACGTCATCCTGCGCTATTCTGTATCTGCCTGACGACTGCACGGCGAGAATCACAGCGGCACAGATTAACGGATTCCAATCCGAGATGATGTGCCTCGCCGCGACCATGAACCCTAACGGGAACTGGAATTGCGACTCTGTTTGCAATCTTAGCGCCGCCTTTATCGGGTATGTTACAGAGACCGGCCCTTCGACTCTTTGGCGGCAGGTCCAGACCCATCTCTGCTCCATGCTGCCAATCGCGGGGGCCGCTTACGCTGCCCTCGCGAATGAATCTATGATCGTCTGCGATGGTCTTGGAAACATTCGGCGTCTCACAACGCTAAGTCTGGCACAAGCCATCTGCGCCACTCCTGCGGCAATCGCGGCTGTTCAAGACTGTCTGACCCCTTATCCTATTGTCGCGGCAGGCGCGCACATTCTTGTAACGCCGACAATCGGTGTTGAAGGCCAGATTACCTACACTGTTTCGACAAATGGACAGCTTATTGCTTCCGCTCTTTGCGCCAGCCCTGCGGCATTAACTCAGCTGCAAGGGTGTCTTGTTCCCTACCCTCTTGTTGCCGCTGGGGCTAATGCAACTATCGTTCCAACTGTTAACCCGGTGACGGGCCGGATTACCTACACGGTCTCAACGCCTGCTAACACCTCGCCCACTCTTATTAATCCGGGGCCGGGAATTGACGTATCGGCTACTATCGGCCCTAACAATCAACTGACCTATACTGTCGCCAGCGAATGCCCTAATCCAGTTATGGATATTTCTTGCGAGACTCCGACCTTCGCGGGGGATATGGTTGTTACAAAATGCGACGGGAGTCAAACACGGTTCTTTGTGCGCCCCTCCGCGGTTGTGCTGGGCATCCCGGCTTTTATTTTTCAATGCACTCCGGCTACTCCTGTAAACGCGACGAGCGCCGTTTTCTCCGTAAATATGGACAGCGAAGCCTGCGCCAATAATCCTGTTATGATAACGCTGCAAGGTGGGTTTCGTGTCGCGAATAACATCTCAACAGGCTCGATCAACTTTGTTGTGCAGGTGTCCCAGAACGGTGGTCCTTGGGTAAATGTAGAAATTGGCGGAAACATCGGGATTACCGCAGATCAACCATCCGGCACTGAATTTAGTGTTTCTGGTGTTCGTTATACTGCCACCGTTCCCGGAATGAACACTTATGATTTCCGACTTCAGGTTTTTGCCAACGCGCTCGTCGCCGTGGGCTCTCTAGTCGAAAATACGGCCTTCAATATCCAAATCGCGCGGCATACCTTTACTTGCTGCTAGGGGGAAATATGGAATACTTCGCCTATAGGACAACTAAAGATTCCGAAGGGAATACGATCACTTACCTTGTCACAAGTGATGATCCAATTCGGCAAACGAGTGACATGATTTCCAAAGAAGAGGCTTTTGCCCGAGCAAGAACAAACCATCGTGAATCGGCCTACGCGGAGGACGGCTCGATGCTAGTTCCTTCTGTGCTTGCGATGACAGCAGCAGAAGAAACACTTCTTAAGAACTACGTTCGACCGGGTTGGGAGCCACCAACCTTTATAGAGGAGAGAGACAATGCGTGATCTGAGTATCTTTAAGGCGCGGTCGTTCTATGCGACGGCTGCGGCCATCTTGACCGGGCTGGAACAGTCCATCGACATATCGGCGGCCACCGATATTCCGGGTCTGCTAAGTGCGGTCGCGGTGATCCTTGGCTTCATCGGTATCGACGGGGAAGCGTTCATCACTGTCGCCGGTCCCATTATCACCGCCGTTCTGGGCCTCTGGGCTTACATCGAACGCCTTAACGGCACCCGTCACCTTGTTTTGTGGAATGATGACAATGATCTATGATATTAAGGTCGTGCAGGACGCTCTTAATCGTCGCGGTTACTTTGGCGCAAACGGGAAACCGCTCGTCATTGACGGCCTCCGCGGGATGAACACCAATCACGCTCTGGTCAACTTCAAGCAATCGGTTGGTCTGTCCAACTCGTTGAGTATCGGGCCGCTGACTTGGGCGCTTCTAGTCGGGGACAGTCGCCCGTTGGGCAGTATCCTGCCCAACGCTTCGGAAGACATGCCTTGGTATGTCTTCGGATTGCAGATGATGGGAAAGCACGAGATTCGCGACAACCGCGAGCTTTCTCTTTGGCTTAGGTCGGACGGAAGGACAATCGGCGATCCTTCGGATATTGCTTGGTGCGGAGATTACGCAGAGACTTCTCTTCGCAGGACCATCCCTGATATCGTGGTTCCAAGCAACCCATATCTGGCCGCGAATTGGTCATCTTGGGGGCAGCACGTCGCTCCGCAGCGCGGTTGTATTCTGTCCTTCTGGCGCGGGTCGCCGGACAGCTGGAAGGGCCATGTTGGCTTCTACGCTGGGGAGTCCGAAGATAACTTCTACGTACTTGGCGGCAACCAGAACAACATGGTGAGCATCGCGCCACTGTCAAAGAAGCGCCTGCGCAAAAACGGCTCCCGGTGGCCAGACGCGCGCTATGGATTTGTGCCGAGCGGTCGGCGCGTTCAGATGACAGGCGGAACTGTCAGCACAAACGAATCCTGACGGGTTCCTTCCTGCGTCAGGCGACTTAGCCAGCCTCTCGGGGCTGGCTTTTTTTATCCAAACGCTCAGCCGCTTTTTTAACCTCTAGTTTTCCGCGTCGTGTCGATTCCCAGACTTTGGCAACGTCCGGTCGAGCCATCATAATAAACGCGTTTGAGTTGCTCATCCCCATCTTATGTAAGTTGAGGTAATCTTTCATCTCAATAGGTGACAGCAACTTGAGATACTTATTTTTCTCTTTCTCATACCTGTCTTTGGCCGCAGCTTTTTTCCCGGGTTTCATTTTCCCCGCTGTTAGTTGCGCCATCCGTATAATCTTTTCTTCGGGGTCAGCAAAGAGTGCTTTAGTCAGTACACCTCTTCGCGCGCGGCCTTCCGCCGTTGTCCAATAAGAGACGAACTTTAGACCTAGTTTTCTGCCCCTGCCGTAGATTGTCTGAACAGACACCCCGTACTTAACCGCAATCTGTGGGCGGGAAGCCCCTGCCGCGCACTCTGCTCTAAGTTGCTCGTCGGTGATAGGCATCTATAGTTTCCTTCTGTAGCTGGCGATTTCAGGGTATTAGACATTGGCCGAGTAAAAGTAAGATCACCGCGCACAGAACTATTACAACAACATCTTTCATCCGTAAACCCTCCTATAGGATTCTAACTCTTTCTTGGTTGCGACGTGCTCCGTTTCTTCTTTATTTAACTCGTGTTCAAGTTGGTTAATACGCCGTTGAAAACCAGCGGCGTCTTCCGCTTCATCGCGCAACAGTTCCGTCTCATAATGATTCTTGACGAGTCGGTTGCTTAGTTGCAAAACTGCCGGGTCTGTTGATCCTCGATACTGATGCACAATTTCAAGATCAGTAAGTGTAGTAGCTTTTAGCTCTTGATCTGAGATCACCTGTAGTTTCCTTGTGATAGCTTGGGCGAACGAAAAGTGTGACATCTCAGTTTGCTTCGCTCCAGTATTCAGGACCGAGCAACAGCTTTTCTGCACACCAAGCTTCTTCACTTACCGCCGCGTTACGCTGCTCTATGACCATCCTTCCAGACACCGCGATAGCATCGCCAATGTCCGTCTCAGGATACTTGCTCGACAGATGAGCAAAGAAGTCAACGAGAAGGGTGTCGGCTTCCTCACTCAAATCAAAACTGCAGAATTCCCCGACGAGCGCGATAATCGTCATCATGTCCGCAACGCTCTGATCGTCCATAGTCACTTCCGCCGAAGCGGTGGCCGCCGTTGTCAAGAGCGCGGCAGTAAGCATCAAGTTCTTAAGCATTTTAGTCTCCTGGGTTTACATATCCACACTGCTGCGGAAGCTTTGAAAGGTCGGGAAGCGCAGTTTCTCCTTTACGCCCTTAGGAAAGTATTGGAACTTAACGATCCGCTGCAAGATCGTGTTTGGATAGTTCCAGTAGTCTTCACGTTCCTGCGCGGTTAGTCTTCCCGCGCCGATCGTTACGACTTCGCCCTTGTGCAGCGTCTTTTCTCCGAACGTAATATCGGATAGTAGCTTAACGGATAGCGTTCCGATCATGCCGTTAGGTGACATATTTTCTTGGTGACTGCTGCGCTCGGTATGACCAAGTTCGTTGATCTTGGCCTCATTATTGTTTGTCTGGCCTTCTTGGATGGAGACGACTACGCCCTCCGAATCATTAAAGCGTTTAATTCGAAGTAGACCGCCCTCGCGGACTGTGCTTCGTCCGTGTTTGTAAACGCCGCCGGGTGCGCGAAGAATGGTCCCTTCGTAGCCAAGCACGAGTAGGTTCTCGTCGTTTTGTTCAACATCAGCTTTTCTGTCGCACTTGATCTGTGGAACGACATGCAGACAGGCGGCAAGATCGGGCGGCAAGCCCGCGACCTTATCAAACATTGCCCGCCACCGGGCCGCATAAGGCTGGCCAGCGGTTGCAGGGGTCACAAGGTCAAAGACATGCCAGACCACGCGCGGGGCGCCTGCGATGGTCCCTAGCGCGCTTGTGGTCAAGCGGCAAAGGTCCGGGTGCGTTTCTTTCTCCGCCGCCATCTCACCGTCAAAGCCAACATACTCTGGTATGCTAAACTTTTCGGTGATGTAGACGTTGTTAAACTCTTTCAGGCTGCGGCCTGTCAATCGACCTGACAGGTTAAGCGCGCGAACGCCGTCGATCTTCGGTTGGAGCAAGACAGGGTATGACTGCTTGTCTTCATCCCAATCACTAGCTAGCATCGGTTTCATTTGGTGTCCTTTTTCTGTTTGTCGATACTGTCTCTGAGAATCCTAAACTTATGGCGAGTCAATCCAGCCGCGCGGGCGGCGTCTATAATACTGCTGTATTCAACGCCGTCCCAAACTATAGGCCGCTTGCCGGTCCCTAAACCAATTCTATCTTGCGTACCTCGATTAACTGCCCGTGTAATAGTAACGTGCGAAACATTAAACGCGCGGGCCGCTGCGGCTTGCGACTCGTAATGAACACCGCGAATAACGATCGGTATCAAGATAAGAGCCACGTCATAACTCCCATCCCTGCTAGAATAGCCAGAATGGCGGGAATAGCCATAAGCGCCAACCAGAACACGGTGGCCAACAAGACGAACCACAGATCGCAGGCTGGGCGCTTGTGTAGGTTGCCGCCGTTCCTAAGATTAACAAACAGCGCCGGTCCTAACGCCTTTTCCTTACGCTCTTCTTCTTTCTTCTTTGCGTAGTTAATGATAAATGCTGCAAAGTCAGGATGAAGTTTAGTCATGGATTTGGACCCATTCAACAAAGAGGCGGTTGCTGATCGTATCTACACATTCCATGATCTGGAACGTGCCGTCTTGCTGGCGGATTTTGTAGTAAATCCAGCCCTCTTTTATGTTAAGGAAAGGGGTAAGCACAAATAACCTCCCATTTCGGATCGCCGCAATCAATAAGATTCCTAACCGCCTGCGCCGCTTGCGACCGAGTGATGCCATCGAAGGTGAGCCAAAGGTCGCGGCCAGCAAGACTTTTGCAATAGAACAAAGCCCGCGCCTCCGCGTAGGTCAATTCGAGCAGCTTCCACGCGTCTTCAAAGACGTGTATCACTGTATTTCCAGGAACAAAATCTCCGTAAGTTATCACCGTATAACCTGCGAGGCAGCAAGATGTCCCGCACCAGTTGTTCTCAGCTTTTGCCGTATTCGGAACAAAAGTAAAGGTGCCCATATTAAAGAGCAGCGCTTCTTCCGCGGACTCCAGCCAGTTCAGTATCCCATTAAGGCGCTCGGTATTCACGACTTTGCTCCGTTCATGTAAGCGATGAGTTCCAGCAGGGCGCGCTGCGCTTGCTCCGGGGGCAGTGTCGAGAGTGCTTGCCCGTTAAAGATCAGTGTCATCAGTTTCGCTCCTATAAAGCCAGCGCTTGATTCACGTTCTTTATCCGCGCGCTGCCCGTGTGTTAACCTAGCACAACGGCGCGCGCCGGTCAAGGCTTAATCTATTGAACCCCAATTAGGCCCGAAGCTGCCGTCCATCCGAACCGGGACTAACAGTCCTGGCATTGCCGTTTCCATAAGATTCTTAAACTCTGTCCAACACGGGGCCGACAAGTCAACTCCGTTTTCATAGTCAAAATCAAGCTCATCATGAACAGTTAGGCAGGGTATACCGCAAGCATCATCAGCAAAGAGTCCAGCTTCGTATGCTTCTACCATTGCCTTTTTCATAACGTCTGCGGCACCGCCTTGTAACTTACGATTCAATGCCTTGTGCGTGTGACTGCGCTCGATATTGTATGCGCCCCACTTAGACGAAGCGGCCTCGAAAGAAAGCGACAGCCGGCCAGCTTCATACTGCTTTGATGTCCAACCGTTAAAATCAGATTTACGGCCAAGTATTGTTTCAACGTAGCCTGTCCGATGCACTTCGTTTGCTGCGGCATCCATCGTAGCTTTAGCAAACGGAACAGCTTCGTGATAGCTGCTATACATAAGTTCCCCTGTTTGCTTATCAACTTTACCGCCGCCGCTAAACTTAATTAGATCGGCGATAAGCTTTTTCTTTCCCATACCATAAATCAGGCCAAAGTTAATGTTTTTAACCGGGCGGCGCTCTAGTTCAATACCAGTCTTAAGTCTAATCAAATCTTGTGTGAAAATATGATAATCAAGATCGGGGTCATTATTATAGCGCCACCGTAGCTCATCGCTTCCGGGGCCAACCGCATGGTGAGCAAGCATCCGGTATTCGATCTGGCTGTAGTCAAACTTAATCCAAAGAACACCTTTCTTACCGAACGCCCTACGAACTTTTTTACCGATTTCTGTTCGCACCGGGATGTTTTGAAGATTTGGATCTGAACTAGAAAAGCGGCCCGATCTTGTGCCCGATCCTAGTCCACGCAGCGGGTGGAATGAGCAGTGAACACGCCCGTTTACGTTCTTGTCGAGAATGTAGGCTTTTACAAAGACGTTACGAACTTTTGCGATCCGACGATACTCAAGGATAGTTTCCGCGATTGGATGCTCAATAGCCTCGAGCGTATCGACAGAAAAGCTGACGCGCTCCTTACCTGTTTTTCTATCAACAATCGTTGGTATTTCTAGTCCGTTACGCTTAAACGCGCTGGCAATAGATTCACCCGCGTTAGCGTTAACCGGCTGTCCCGCAATGGCCTTTAACTGTTTCTCGACCGTCACTAGGTCGTCGCCGAGGCTGTCATAGGTCTGTTGCGCCTGATCCAGATCAACGGGCGCCCCGCGAAACCGCATCTTGACGAGTAGGGGGATCAAGCGGCATTCTAAGTCAAACAGGTCTAGGATGCCGCGCTTTTCCATCAGCGGCCATTGCGCTTTTAGAATATGGATCGGAAGCGCCGCATCGGCTTCGCCGTAGGGGCCAGCCAGCGACGGCGGCGATAGATATAAGTTCGCCCGCTGTCGGTCATTAGCCGCACCGCCGAGCCAGGAAGCGAGCCAGTCGTAAAGAATGTTTGTTTGTTTGCCGATCCCAAGATACTTCTGGGATAAAGCCTCCAGACTGACATCTGGCGTCTCGCTATTCAGCAGCGCCTCTGCGAACTGCACATCATAAAGACGCCCGCCGACTTCAATACCGTTCTCTTTGCACCAGCCCGTATCATATATTAAGTTCGCGCCTACTTTTGGGATTGACTTTTCAAGCCAATACTTCATAAAGGCAAGAACGTTGTCCTTGTCCATATTAAGTTCTGTCTGTGTTTCGTGCGCTATCGGAAAATACCAACCAGTGCCGTCTTCGACCGCGCAAGAAAATCCTATCAGGTGCCCGCTGTCCCGAGACCAGCCCGGCCCCGCCGTAGTCAATTCAGGATCGTAGGTTTCAACGTCAAAGCCGATCAACTTCGCCGCGCCGAGGTTAGGCCAATCAGACGGAGGCCGCCAATTTGTTACAGGTATAGAGGGGTGCGGGCCGCGCTCGCGCACAGTCCTAGTTCCTTTACCCTTTTGCTTAGGTAAATCTTCCCAAAATAATCCGAAGGCGTCTGCACGTCTGCTCATGGACGAAGCCCAATAATTACGCCGCGCATTGTATCGTTAAGGAAACAGCATGGTGCCGGATAGGTAGAAAAGTCAACCTGCTTTGCAGCGCTCGCCATCATCATAAGCATTTCAAACTTATAGATTCCAACCGCATCTAGGCCCGCAACCTGATAGCTTGCGCCAATACCGTCGGCCTCCGATGTATAGATCGTGTCACCCTTCAGGTAGACGTTTGTATCCTTTTCCAAGAAGCTTTTGATAGCGTCTAACCCGTCAACAAGCGCGGGAGGCACCGGCTTGTAAGTAGCGTCACGATTAAGAATACCTTCCAAATCCGGCCAGTCCATGCTATAAAGCTGCGTCCGAAGCCATCGCTGATCGCTGTAGTGGAATGTAATCGAGTGGTCGCTAACCTGCGCATGGGTGGGCGGTGCGCCGATA